ATGGCTGGTTTTTATCGAACCAATTTGGGAAGAGTCGCGCTTCAACAACGTAATATTGCTTTAAATGCCAAACAAAGACGTTTACTTCTATTAATTGATCATGAAGATTTTCAAACTCTCAATACCGAGTTTAAAAAACGCATTGCTCCACCAGAACTCATTCAACAACTTATTGACTTAAAGCTTATTGCCCCTATTAGCGAAAACGATTCAGAATTTACTGAACAAATACCTCTCTCAGAATCACCTACCACGAGTTTAGAAGTAAAAGTGCAACAAAAAAGCACTATAGATGAAAATGAAAATGCCGATTTGACTGGAGAAATTAAAGTTTCTCTAGAATCATCATGCCATTCTTCAAATATTGAAAATATCCAACCCGTAGTTCCATTTAAACAACTTACTTTTGAAGAAATACAACAATTAATGAAGCAAAGCTTGAGTCAATACTGTGGACTTATGGCCAAACCACTTATTCAGAAAATAGAACAAATTAAAAATCTTCAAGAACTAAAAATTTGCCAAATGCAATGGATTACCAGTTTGCAAGAGTCAAGGATTCCCCCTCATGAGCTGGCACATACGCTTCACTCTATTAATTATTCAATTCAGCTCATTCAGCAAAAGAACTAAAACATAACAAGCTGCTGTTTAATTAAGCATTAAATTCACTTGGTACGTATTTCGTGCTTTACCTGCAAGTGTTTTTTTCCTATGATGTGCCCCACACATGCGCTCGTAGCTCAGTTGGATAGAGTACAGGTTTCCGAAGCCTGGGGTCGTGGGTTCGATCCCCGCCGAGCGCACCAATCTATTTTATAAAATCAATAACTTATATATATTTTGGCGTATATTTGGCGTAATGCGCTATTTATCCACAGGTTTAGAGGTAATTTTGCTTCTTATCAAAGGTCCATCTTTTGCCATTGTAAGTCACGGTGCCGTCCAAATTAATCGGCAACTCTTTTAATGAGTAGTCATAAATTTTAAGAACATTCCCATTCTTATCTAAATCAGCGGGTAGATTGCAAGTATTTTCCATTCTGCCTGCTTCCGAAACCATGATCATGACTTGCATTGCTATCTCCATTTTTATGAAAGTATAAAAAAGATTAAAAATAATTAAAATAATGCTTGCATTGTGACTAGTCACGTTATATGATTAGTACATATTCAAGGAGAACAGCAATGAAAACTTATCATGCTACTAGCAATCAAGAATTAAAAGAAATCATCAAAGGTCATGGTGATTATGCTGGTATTTTCACTTCTGAAAACATTGCACTTACAGCTAATGGTGACTACGGTGATTACATCTACACTGTAGAGTTTGATTCTATTTGCGAAAAATCAGACATTGAAGAATATTTAGAAAATAATCCTGAGTTTTTAGAGAATCATCCAAATTTTGTTGTTGATTGTGATGATGCTGAACAAGATGACACTTATTTTGAAAACCAAAAGTTACGCGCCTTAATTGCTATAGAACTAGGTTTTGATGCAGTTGAAGAAAATGACGGCTGGCTAGTTGTTAATGGCAAAGTTGATTTTTTAGGCCATCGTAAAAGTGAAGTAGTTGAAACTGAGATTGAGGAAAACTGGTAATGGCACAATCAGCAGCAGAACGAAAAAAAGCGGAACGAGACAAGAAAAAAGAACAAGGAATGAAGGCTAAAGAAGTTTGGTTTCTGCCAGAAACACTAAAGATAATTGAGGACTTTAGAGAAAAGAATGAGTCTCTTACTTTTGAAGATGCAGTAAATGAAATAATAAAAGGCTCTAAATAGCCCTACTCAAAGGGCTTTTACACAAATACCTACATTCACATTGTTATTGATCGTATGAGCTGTGCATCCTGAAAATAGAATGCACAGCAATGTAATAGTGAAAGCTATATTTGAACGTCTGCAATGAAAGACTTTCATATAATAACTCGGTTGACGATCCAGCCATAGAAAAACTGTTCCTGCTTTGGATTACGTTCACAGATTTCAATGTAGCGTTGCCCTTGCATAATATTGAGCACTCGCACCAGTACTTTCTCGCCTTCTTTCCCGCGCTTGGTCAGATATGTTTTAAGTGCATTTAATGTGGCTGGACCGTAAATTCCATCTACTGATAAATCTGGCCACCCTGCTTTACCTTGGTTGTTAAGCAGATTTAAAGCACGTTGTAAAAGCGGCTTGGCAAAACCAGTACCGCAATTCACACCGGTATCTAGAAGCTCTTCAGCTACAGCAGAGGAAATTGCATTCACTTGGTCAAAACGCGGCGCAGTCCAATACTGCTTTTTATAAATGGATTTGGCCACTTCAAGCGGTAAATCTTTCATGTTGCCCTTAAATCCATTTGCTCGAGCAACTGCTTCAGTAATTCCATACTTAGTTGCACCACCACGGTCTGCTGGGTTATTTACGTACCCGCCTTCTCGTTTGATCAACTCATCAAGATATTGTTCGATGTTCATTTCACTTTCCTTTAGACGTAAAAAAGCCACCCGAAGGTGGCGCAGTTTTTTCAAGTTGGTTCATGCTTTTATAGAAGCAATAATTACATCCAACTTCCACATTAAGATTGGCACGGAAAACAAAAGAATAAATGCAACTATTGTTTGCCATAAGCCATACTTTTCAATAGACACTTTTATAAGCTCCATTATTGGTTTAAAATGCTCCATATAGATTTACTTTCCTCTTACTTTCGTCGGTGGGTGGAATGAAAAACCCCGGTAGTTAGCGCTACTGGGGTTTTGTTTTGGGTATTAAAAAACCCACTCGATGAGTGGGTTTTGTTAAGTTGATTTTATTAGTGACGAATCAGACTACCTGAAATTTCAAGTACTCCCATCAATCGACTTGACTCCATCAGTGGGTGAAACCAACGGTCGCCATAATGTTGATTACCTGTTGTGTAGCTTATGGTTTTTAAATCATCACTAATGATTTCTCTATTAAGAGGTCCTCTTAAATCCATTGTTCGAGTGAGTTTTAGAACTGCAATATTGGTTTTAAACGCATATTCAGCTAAGTAGTGACCTTGTTCATTACTAAGCATGTGTATTGCACGATAGATTTTGCTTGTCACAAAGTTTTGGGAAATAATTGCATCTACCAGATCCTTAACCAAACCCAATGTTTCATTATCAAATAAAGAACCTTGAGCCTTCTTCTCTGCACTACTGTACATCGCAATCAGATGATGAACATATTCCACTGCAACAGGAATCATGTCATATGGGATTTCATCAATATGCTGAACATTGAAACGCTGATGAACTAATTTATAAGCATCGCTGTAATTCAAATGCTTAGTTTTAGCTACAAGAAGATTTACAGCATTGGTTAGGGGTTCACGTTCGGATTTGTGGGTTTTGGCAACTGGAGCGCCTACTTCTTTATCAAGAACATTAAGTACCCATTTGCGGAATTGCTTCGCTACAGCAGTGCGGGCAAACATTGCTATTAAGTGGCAACCGCGTAGTGAGAAAACTCGAACTTTCTTTTTTAAATTTCGTGTTTGTTTCGAGGTCACTGAATCAGTGACCTCGATATTCCCTGATGTCAAGGATTCGATGACTTGAGTCATTGAATCCGTGAATTCATCTTTATTCGAGTTATAAAGATTACTTACAGATTTAACACTTTTATAATCTAACGCCTGCGCCAACTCACCCGCCGTTAGGTAAATTTGGCCATTATCTCGAACAACAGGATTAAATTTCACTTCGTTAAAGCTTAATGCTAAACTAGACATGTCAATTTTTCCTTCTTAGAAAGTTGATAGAAGCCCCTTAGCCGTCCAAAGTTCAGGGGCTTTTTGACATTAAAAATAATGTCATTGACAGTAAGATACTACACCATTAGAATTAGTGTCAAATATTTTTGAGACATTATCATGAGTAGAGAGAAGCAAGATGATTGGAAACGCACACAAGTGCGAATGCCCCAAGATCAATATGATGATGTTGTGAATTATGCAGAACAAAACAACTTATCACTAAATTCTGCAATGCTTGAGCTCATTGACAAGGGACTAACTCAAGAGCAACAAGGTGTTGGAATGGGGCTTCCTCCATACTCCGAATATTTAAAGTCTATTGAAAAAACGGTATCAATTACTGATGACAGCATCGAAAAAATCGCCGAGAAGATTGTTAACCGCCTTAAAAAAGCACCCTAGGGTGCTTTTCTATTTTGACAAATTAAAGTTTGTTATACCTATCCGTCATTTCAATAAGTTTTTTTGTAAACCCATTTAAATCAACATCATTACTTTGATCATAGTCATATGGCCATTCACGATATCTTATGTGGGCTATTCGCCCCTTTTTAAGTTGTTGAATAATAGTGTTAGTGGACATAAGGTCAATCATTCGCTCCCTGCCAAAATAAGCAATATTATCATCAACCTTAATCGCACTCTTTGAGCCAGGATAACTATCACCTTTCCCAACACCTATAACGTATCTACCATTGATCATCATTACAGTGAGACCATCTCGCCACATCGAACAAACTTTTTTATTATCAATTTTATCTTTTTTACAATAAATATCCCAATCTCTCAAACTATTAACATTGTGTGTTTTCGTTGTGAGTGCGCTCTTATTTTCTGGATTTTGAGCCTTAAAGCACCCCCAACCATCACTTATTTCAAGTTTTGATACATCGCTTGCTCCAATATAACCCTCATCCTTATTATCTATTTTAACTTTAAAAACTATATCATCCCTATAAGTATCTTGATTAACTTCAGCCTCTAAAAAAGTTATAGGTACATATTTGCCATCAGTTTTGTATGATGCATCATTATATGACATATGCCATCTTTCAGCATAAATTGGATTTGCCATACACTCACTGGAGTTATACCATGCTGTCTTACCAATGATACTGTCAGTATACTGTTTGGTTTTAACTAATCTTTCGGCAAGCATTTTCTTTTGTTGCTCTTGCGGCGTCTCAAATCCTGCGTAAGCCACCGAACAAAGTATCAAGCCCAACAAAACAATCTTTTTCATATATAAACCTATCAAATATCAAAATTTAAAAAATCAGCTAATAATCCAAATAAAAATTATTAAAGCTATAAATAAAATAACTCCACTGATTATCCATTCAGATTTAGGGTAACCCCATACATTATCTGGATTATTAAAATCAGGTTCTCTTCTAGGTGTTGTTTTCTTAGTATGACTAGAGAACTTAGAATAAGATAAGCCAGTACCTGGAATACCTACTGTTGTGCGAGTACCCTTCTTACTTACATTTACACGTGCACCTTTCCCACCCACAGAAACACTTAATAGCCCTTTTTTACTAACATTGACACGGATTCCAGGAGCAATTTTTATACTTTTTCTAAAATTCAATCCCATCACATCACCTATCTAGAGCAGATCTTTTTAGAAGCACTGATGGAACCATCATTACAAACAAACTTACTACCATCGCAATGACTTACCCCACCTTTCTTACCAGAGCACGGTTGTCTCCCTCTACCTGCTTCCGCAACACTTAATGAGCTTAAAACTAATAAAAGACTTAAAATGACTTGTTTCATGGTTTTTACCGTTTGTTATAAAGTGTACTAACTTTAACAAACTGGTTACTAAATGTCACATAAAGGAAAACCACCCGAAGGTGGTCCTTTCATAATATTGGTTGTCAATAGGTTTTCGTAGTAGTCAGCGGCTTGCAGTGTCAACAGGTAATTTCTCCCTTATACGTGTACTTCTAAACAAGACCGCCCGAAGGCGGCATTAGCTGTTTTCAATGTCTTTTCTGGCTTTCTTAAACTCTTTAATCACTTCAACAATCGTTTTCCCTTCCTGTTTATCTATGAAGTTAAAAATCCAACGGACCAAAGCCCAACCGGGTAAACCACAAACAAAGAAGAAACCACCCAGAGCAATCATCCCCCATACATCAGTAACCCATTCATGAAGCCCCCACTTCACAATAATGAATGAGCCGCCAGCAAGACTTGATACAACAGTACAGATCAAGCCTACGCCCCACTCTTGTGGTGAACGTGGCATACGAGTCATTAATACAACTGCTGCAACCAAACCGACTGCTAAAGTCACCATGATTGCAATCCCATATAATTTTAAAAGTGCTGTAAAACCGCTAGTGGAAACTGGTTCCATAAATTTCTCCAGATATTTTTAGGCAATAAAAAAGCACCCGAATTGGGTGCTCAAAGTTCTCTTAAGGTTTAAAGGGTTTGTAAGATTTTCCCTCCGTTAATCAATTGAGTTGTTAGAGGTGCCACCCCAACAATTGCAGGTCCACCCGGCCCTGGCTGGCCTTCAGTTGTGCCATGGTATTGCCAGTTCCATGTTCCATCATTGGTAGATTTGGTGCCGCGCTGGCCCCAGTTTCCACCATCACCTGATAATGGAGACCCATAACGGTCATTTTGGGTTCGGTAACCTTTACCGGGTACCGAAGCTTCAGCATCAGTGATTTTCATAACCAATAAATAACTCTCCAGATAGAGGCGATAATCTTGTGAGTCATTTGAAATCGGCTGTCCAGTCATGACCCGACCAAATGGTGCTCCAGCACCACCGGGAATTCCCTGAACCCCATAAGATGATCCAGTGTAAATACCACTTGGTGTTGCTCCACCACCTGAGCCGCCTCGAGCTAACGTCCCTCCATCGATAATCAGGTTTAGTTTGCTGTGCCGGTTCAATAAACCTGGTGCTCCCTGAAAACCATCACGCCGGGTTTTGGTAAAATTGAAGTCTGAATCTTTTTCCCAATCTCCGTAAGCTAGATGTGGCAACCCGCCATCACCACCACGTCCAACAACAGCACCTTTAATAGTCAAATTTACCACGAGATCAGGTGGGAACTCACCAGTATCAATAGCAGGTAATTCTGATGCAGGTGGAACGATATACTCTCGTTTTGCAGGACTAGACTTATAGTCGAATTTATAGACAAATCTGGTTTCCGGTCGATAAGAACTTGAACTTGAAACCAGCGCACCAGCTTCAACTACAAAGCTAATTTCTCCAGTCGTTGGTAAATCACCTCTTTGCATTTGATATAAACGTGCGAGATTAATATCAAGCTGGTCATATCGAATGTAGATCGGTGAATCATCAACCGGTACATCAATAAAGTCTTTATCGTTGAGGTAATAGCGCTCATCGTAATTAATTGCAGTAATGGTATTAGAGAACTGGTCAGCTGGTTCTCTTTTTGCAACCAGATAAGGCAATGAGCCTTTGGTATCGTCATTAACCACCGTATAGATAGTATTCACAAAATCATCAGGACTAAGCTTTAAGGCCCCGTTCGGTAAACGGCCTAAAACCACCTTGTTCTTGGCAGATCCAGCGGTAACAGGAATAAGGTCCACTGTGCCATCCCCCATTTGCAGATAGATCACATAGCTCTTGCCAGCTATGAAATCTACATCATGGCTTAAGGTGAGGATTAAACCTTCTTGCTGTACCACTTCCCCGCTTTGATGAATACCATTGCGATAATCAGCTACAGCGATCCGGTCACGTAAAACCAATAATTCTGATTCAGGTGCTGCATCAAAGGTAATGGATTTGCGCTGGAAGCGAAGCTTGTTCCAAAGCCGGTACGCATTGAAATGCGCTTGCCACTTGTTTCGAACACCAACAGATTTCACTTCTTTAGGGTTTTTGGCTCCTTTATCCGGTAAATAGATATTGATACGGCTATCGTCGGTCGGATCCGTGTATTCATAGATCAGTCCATCGTAGTCATTCATCACGCCAAAGGTAAGGTCATGCTTGTAACTATCCGGAATGATATTCCTGAAGTTAAACAGCATTACCGAGTTATCAGTTGGACGTTCAAAATAAAGCTTGAGCTTATTATTTTGACGATATGCAGTACAAAACACGGCATCACAAAGATTGGTGACGAGCTCTTCAAAAGACAAGTTTGTATCATCAATTGTGGTGCAGAACTCAGCCGCAAGTGGTGTACCAAAATAATCAACTACATCATTATAAGTCCGATAAATGTTTTCAAGATCAATCTCATCAATCGTACGGCGGCCTATCTTGTCATCCAGTGCCATTGAAACCAGTGCATCAGCAAAGCTTGATGTTGGAAATAGTTCTGTCGTCATAGCCCCATTTTTATAGGTCGGCAACATCCGCTGAAGATCGAAATTGATCTTACGGGACTTAACAGATAAAGCTCCAGTGGTTGCATAAGTACGTGCACGGAAAACTGTTTCATGTTCATACACTGTGCTTTGCAAAGGATAAGCACCGTAAAGCGCCTGCCACTTTACTTCATCTACTACCGTTGTAACCGCTGGTGTTGGAGTTAAACGGCGTGCACGGACACTACAGCGACCCTGAAATGTCACCATGTCCAGCGTTGCACCAACGGTCTGACGTGACTTTGCCGAACCCTTTAGGATGATCTGCTTCAGCATTGGATTGCCAATGGCTGCACCAGATTCATTAACCGGCGTTACTTCAACTTCAATCGTGACGTTTACAGCTCCCTGATTTCCACCTGAAGAAACTGTGTAAAGTCCATTACTAGCAACAAAGTTACATAGCACCCGGCTACGTTCAATATTGTCAAGAATGAATGGGCCAATCCATTTTTCACCTATTGAACTGATCTTTGGCGATAAGGCTGCTGTTTGCTGATTCGAAAGTTCCTTAAGCTTTAACCAGTTTTTGTTTACCGCAGCTGGATTGGATAAAGTCATGCGGTCGTCAGCAACCGACAAGACACTATAAGTCCCGTTTAAATCGTAAGTCTGGCCGTTAAACGTGAATGAGGCATTGGTGATTTCTACGCGGTCATTACTTACAAACTTAGTGGTTAAATCTGTGTTGTTCGCCGCTGCACGCAGGATCTCGTTTGGATAGGCAAAGTGAAGATAGTTCGTACCTTCTAAAGACTGTGTATCTGCTGGACGGAGAACTTGGCCATTAACAGAAGTTTGATGCTGAACCGTTAGTGGCGGCGTGGTAATTTCGGTACCAAGCGAGAAATATGGCTCACCTGAAACAATATCTACACCTGGTCGAAAGACTTCTACCGATGCGCCGGCAATATCGACAATATTGGTTTCACCGTCATAAGCTCCATTGATTTTATAGTGTCCACGCCCAATACAGCCCACTACATGCTCAACTTCAACGTTGTTTTCATATACCTTGTAAGGTACTGCGATTAGGTCTGGAGTATTCCACCCAGCTCCATAGTTATCAGCAATACGACCATTCACCCGGATCTTGTTTTCCCGGTTAGAAAGTTCATTGTTTGCTGAAGAAGACTGGTTAGTATTTTGAGTCGTTTGTGCTATTGATGGCGTCGGCATTAAAAATGCGATCGCAATACTAATCACAATCGAAACAATAGCCGCGACCCATTTAGGGTTCTCAACAACGATAAAAGTGCCCGGTAAGAAATCAAGCTGCTTTAAGTCATATGCATTCTTCGGTGTGACTTCGTTCGCAAATGAAATTTCCGCATGATCCATATTGCTTGTGGTATGAAAGATACGGACATGCTCAGGCATATGTTCATATTTTGAAGTGAGCCATTGCCCAATGGTTTGAGCCTGTTCAATTGTCTTTTCTTCAGACAAAGCGTCTTTTTTATAAATAACTTTAATCATAATAACTGACCCGATTAAACCCCATTCCCATCACGACCTCTTCAGGCAAATAAGTGACTCCGCTTTCCATGAGGTGAAGAATCTTTTGCCCACGAAAAAGCCCCACATGCGGGGGCTTATTTCTTTGTCTAGGATGGAAGGCGACTATGCATCCTTCCTTGGGCATGGGTAGCGGATTTAAAAGTTTTAACCGTGAAGATAAAAAAGTAATTTTGCCCTTAGGCTGCATAAAGAGTTCAAGCGCTTCCGCCCGATCTATACCGTATAGGTCCATTGCAGCTTCATGAACAAAGTGAACACAATTGTAGTGTTCATCGTCATATTGCCTATCAAGCAAATGATCGTGACTTTTCATATAGCCCCCTTCAAGCCACTAAAGCGATCCAGTGCAAAGATATCTCCGGTTTTAGTGGTATTTAATCGCGGCGATTCAGCCTTGAATGTCACAGCCTTATGGTTCATGGCAACACTGGAGAGTTGCAGTCCAAGTAAATAAAACATTGGAGAGTTCAGATTGTCTGAACTGTAAATCCGGTAATTTACGGTTGGCTTTACATCGGGATATTGGCCTTCGATTACCCGTTCAAACTCATCCGGCATTACATCACCTAAACCAGATATAGAGACTGTTAATGTCTGGTCCAGATCACCCAGCATTCCGGATCTTTGAATAGATGCTGGCAAAAATTCATAATAGACCTGACCGGATCCCTCCTTATGTTGAACATAAACACCTCGGTCATCATTACGGACTATTCGGTATGTATTCATAAAAGAAGGATGAGAAAGCTCAATACACTCAAATTGATAGACATCAACTTTCCGATTGAAAAAGAATTTGGCATATTCGTTATCCATTAGACCTCCCAATCCTTAATCAAAGCTATATCGGCCGTAAGGTTAGGCTGGTTTTGAACAACTTCGAGCTGTGCATTTACCCGGTAAAGGTTGCCATTAACTTCATTGGTCTTGAAGGAGTTCGGAATGAAGTTACACAGGTATTGCTGACGTGCTCCCTGATCAATCACCAGATCCGCATAAAATGAAGCTGGCTTATTCTGGTAGACCCGCCAGAAAGCCATCATTTTATTGAAATCGGATTTACTTAAATTCCAGTTCACATCGACAATATGACTATTACGTTTTACATCGATGTAATAGCGACCACGACCGCCATCCATCTGCTGACGTTTCACATCATCACCCGGTGTTACGCCATAGCCGCTGGTCTGAGGATTTAGCTTTAACTTGTACATAACTTTCCTTCAGGCAATAAAAAACCGACCTTTAATTAGGTCGGTTTCTATGATTTTAACGCTAGTATTATGGTATCTAACTTCCATATTAAGATGGGGATGGAGATCATTAATACTGATTTACCTACATCCCACCAAGTATATTTATCATTCATCGAACTACCTCTATCAACTTTGCAAAAGCATTAATAATGTTCGAAAACTGCCAAAGAAAAATTCCCAATAAGATAGATCCTGTTACTTTTACAAAACCATATTTTTCCATAGTTGCCTCTACATATTTTAAAATCACTGCTATAATTTCAGGCATAGTAATACTTCTCCTTAACTTTGCTCGGTTGAGTTGAATTGAAAACCTCAGTGCGCCAACACTGGGGTTTTTGCTTTTTTAAGTGCCCTTATTGTTTCATTTCAAAAAAATGTCATTTATTCATTTTTCCTACTATGGAAAACATAGGCATAAAAAAACCACCCGAAGGTGGTCCTTTCATAATATTGGCTGTCAATAGGCTTTAGAAGAGACTAGGAGTTGACACTGTCAACAGCTCTTCTCTCTTATACCGGCATCTTTAAACGGTTTTACTTACACTCCATTAACATTACTCTCCTTATACCTGTAACTTTAAAACTATCGATTCCGTCTTGCTGTCGTATTCTCAGTCAAAGACCGACTAATAGTTGAGTTTGGATTACCGATTTGATCACTAACAAGCTTCGGTACCGTTCTTGGAAGCTGCTTATCCAGTTCATCTGTAACAATGATCCGGACAGTTTTCTCATCCAATTGTTCAGCTTCAACAGTTGCACCACTCACCTGATTAATCACTTCAATTTTGAAATTGATTGTCGGTGTAGAAGGTTCAATTGAAGGCATAATCTCAGCTTGAGGGCGTGAAGTACGTCCTAAAGTAAAATCCTGAACATCATCCAGATTTGAACGATCCTGAACTAAACCATTGGATGAGAAGTAGACCTTGCCATCATGGAATAAGTCAGAATTTGCCGAAGAAGCTAACTTAGGTGTGTCTCTATTACCCTTATAGATAATCTGAGTATCTTGAACCGGTTGATTAAAGATATCAGATTGCTTTTGGCTTTCTAAAAAGGCATTAGAGCTCATCATTGCACGGCGCATGACACTATCAGCTGAGGCATTGTTATTGAGAAAAGCTTCAGGGTTTGCACTCTTACGCATATTTTCAACTAACCCAACACCACCCCAACGGCGAATATCTTCTTGGGACCAGACTACCTCTCCTTTATGGACAATACCTGCAGGTTCATATTTTCCACCAGATCCAGTGTAACCACCGTCAGCAAAGCCTTGATCTTTGATTGCCCGAATGTTTGCAATAATGCTTGCACCTTGAGCAACCGCCCCAGCTATTAATGGAATGTTAAGGGGAAAACCAGCTTTTGAAGCTGCTGCAATATTTTGCTGAATCGCAATACCGGCTGCTGCAATCGCATAAGCTTTATCTGCAGCAAACATGATCTTGTATGCTTTAGACTGCTCACCAAACATTGAACCAAACATCGATGTGAGTGAACCCATCATTTGGCCACCAAATGCAATTTGAGTGTTCAAGCGATCTTGTTGATACTTATCTTCAATATCCTGAGCATTCTTTGCATATTCAGCAGCAATCTGATTACGTTGATCTTGAGCTGCTTGAATGATAGCTGTTTTCTGGTTTTCATAATCCTGCTGCTTAATTAGTCCAGCTTCGAATTGAGCATTCAAACCATCTAAAGAGTTTTGCTCATTCAGGTCGGTAGCAGCAAATTGACTATCTGCTAAATCATTTGCAGCATTTAAACGGCTAAATCGTTCCTGATCCTGTCTGAAAAATTCTCCGGTACCATTCATATCCGCCTGGATACCACCCCAGTTTTGAGCAGCATTATTCACTTTATCGCGTGTCTCTTTATCCTGATTGGCTTTAGATAATGCGATTAGCTTTTGCTGCTCTTCTATAGAAAGCTTGGTATTCTTAAGAATTTCCTCCCGTTCGAGTCTGTAACGTTCCTGCATGGCTTGCGTTTCCGAAAGCAGAGATAAACGGGCTTGAAACAACCGCTGTTCCTGAGCTAGTTTTAATAACCCTAACTCTTGCTGTTTTTGCTGTTCCAGCAATTCAACAGCTTGCTTCTGCTCAAACTTACTTAATTCAAGGTCATGAGCTGCATTGAACTTTTTACGGTTAAAGGACTCTTCTAGTAACTGTTCCTCGGTTTTCTGGAACTCCTTATAGTCTTCCAATTTCGTTCTAAGGGCTTGTTTGGCTATAGCAATATCATTATCTGCACGACGATTTATTTCCGCCTTTATTTCTGCAGTACGTTCCGGGCTAAAGTTTGCTTTATCAACATCCTCCAGTCTTGCCTTTCTATTATTGTTAATCCGTCCGACTTCACTAGCCACCTCATTTTCAAGTGACCGTTGCAAATCCTGTTGACGTTCAAGTTGAGATTGAATATCACCAGCTGCTTTATCACTTCCTTTACTTGCACCACCTTTCACCTTGCTCTGCATCTTGGGAGATTGATGTAGAAGCTTAAGAGACACTCCATCCTCAAAGATCACTTCACTGACATAACCACCTCCCTTGCTGTCATACCATGTCTTGATATCTTTCACAGCAACATTGGTCGTGATTGGTGTTCCTTCAGGCATTGAAAAATCAATACCTTTATGAAATGAAGAAGCCCCTTTAGTTGGGGCTTTTCGTGGACCATAATTAGAACTGATCTTGTAGGAAGTTAAAGGTTTTCCTCCCGCCTGTAATCGAGCCAGATGTTCATTAGAAACTTTCTGACCTGACAATGAGCCACCATATCGGACGTCAAGATGTGGACCAGTACCAATACCGGATTGACCGGAAATACCGACCAAGCGTTTAGTAAGTTTTGCTTGTTTTTCAATTTCCTGCGTCTGCTTTCTTTTAGCTTCAGTTAATTTATCTTCTCGCTCCTGTTGTTCTTCGATGATCTTGAGATTTCTAAGTGCGCTATCAATTTCATCTTTAGACAAAATTGCACTCATTCCTTTAGCTTTTTGCAGTTCTAAAATGGCATTAGCTTGAGCAACAGTGTAACCTTTATCAAGCCAACCTGATTTATAGATTGAATCAATAACGCTATCTTTTTGCTTGGCTTGATAATCTTGCAAAGCCTTAGTTGCCTTTTCTGCTTCAGTAGCAGTATTTCCTAAAGCATCCGCTTGTTTTTGATGCTGAATTGCCGCATTTTGTGCTTCATTACCTCCAAGTTTCACTTCAACTCTTAATAATTTAAGTTTCTCAGCTGATAAACTTGCTTTAGATGCATTGTCATCATACTGCGCAGCCTGTTTTTTCAGATTTTCATATAGATCTGTAGGCAACTTAATTTTATTTAGACGTTCAATGGCTTCTGTATAGCTGATAGTTCCAGTTCTCGCTTCTTGGGAAATTTTTTCAACCTCCCTATTTCCTCGTGCATAGTTCTCGATATCAATTAATGCAGACCCTACAGCACGCGATGATTTCTCTAATGCTTTATTTTGTGCATTAAAAGCAGTAGTTAAATCATTAACTGCTTTAGCCTTATCATTGCCAGTTAATTTTTTTAACTCCTCATCAGCTTTCTCAGCAACTTTAGCTTGTTCAGCAAGCTTTTGCTTTGCCTCCTCTGCCTTATTATTAAAATAAGAATAGGCTGCCGCTAATCCCATTACTCCTAATGTTGCAACTCCAGCCCACCCACCAATTAATCCAAACGCCCCTTTAGCTAGTCTCCCTGCAATTGAAGTTGCAGTATTTAGCTTAATTTGAGCTGCTGTTTGTGCATTTGTAGCAGCAGTTACTGCTGCCTGTGCTTGTGCGTATCGAGTTGCTGCCGCTGTTGCGCCAAATTTAGCTTGGGTTTCTGCATTTGTTGCTCGCACATTCGCGAGATGAGCTTTTGCTGCATTCAAAGCAGCGGTAGCTTCTGCATATTCTGCTTGAGCATTTAATACAGATGCTTGGCGGCTCGCTAAAGTTGAAGCCATTCCCTCTTTAATAGCAGCGCTCTTCATCAAAATTGCACGAGTGATATATCCAATACCAACTACTAAAGCCCCATCAGCAATTAAATCTAAATTACTTGCAAGAGTTTGAACTGATCCAGCTAATACCTGTGCCGCACCACTTCCCTTACCTGCTTCGCCAACAAATTTTGTGATCTCGTTGTTTAGGAGTGTGAGAGACTGCCCGATTGTGATATCTGTTTTAGCAAAAAGAGCATCAACATCAGATTCTACATTTCTAAGCGCTTTTACAATTTCTTGTGAAGTAATTTTTCCTTCAGCTGCTACTGAACGTAATTCACCTACAGTAATACCCATACCTTTAGCAATAGCCTTTGCTAGTGCTGGGGTTTGCTCCATTACAGAATTAAGTTCTTCTCCACGCAACGTTCCACTAGCCAAGGCCTGCCCGAACTGAACTAAAGCTGCATCAGCAGCTTCTGCGCTTGCACCACTAATTGCTACAGCTTTAGAAACTGTTTCAGTTAAACGTGCTGTGTCATCCATTGTGAGGTTTAAAGTTTTGGCATTATCACTAAAACGCTGGTAAACCTGTAACACAGAATCCCAAGCTGAATAGGTTTTTTGAGCAATTCGGAAAGTGTCTTCCGTTGCTTTATTTAGTTCAACTTGATTGTTAGTGACTAACTTAAGGCGATTTTGTAATCCAGTATATGTATCCATCTTTGAAATGGCTGAACCTACTGTTAATAAACCAGCCATGTGTCCAGCTAAAGCTCTGGTGGCTACAGACAAGCTGTCCATAGACTTAGAAGCATAATCACCTTTACGCTCAATGCTATCCAGTTCATTGCCTAGATTACGCGCATTACGTTCAGCATTTTGCGAATCAATAACAATGACCAAACGGGATTCTTGTGCCATCTTACTTTTCCTCTAGGCAATAAAAAAACCCGCTTGCGCGGGTTTCATTTCTTTTACTTACTTCAAAGCTTTACTTAACAGTATTTACTTGATCTTTAAAGCGTTTTAATGCGTGGTAAGCCTTACTATCCTTAGAACCATCAATAATCGGATTTTCGATTAGTCCCTTGCTAGTATTAACTCGAATCCAAGCTCTTTTTGAATTAAGAATTTTATCCACTACGGTTAAATCAGTAACAAATACTTTGCTAGACTCCAATAAAGTACCAGTTGAAAAATCCGTTAAAGTGTTTTCTCTTAATTTGATTATTTCTCCATCAATATTCAAATCAACAGAGTTTATAGAAACGATTGAATTTATAACTGATATCTTTAACCCTACAAGATTCGGGTTATTGCTTAACCAAATCGCGCCTATTAAAGGACAAACCATTTGATCACATGCAACACTATGCCCATCAATAAAAACTCTTTTTGATCCATCAAATCCACTTGTAGTTACTTTAGGTGCCAACCCAGATGTTGTAGCGCACCCCACTAATCCAAGACTTAATAGACCCGCAGCCAATAATTTTTTCATGAATTTCACCGTTTGTTATAAAGTGTACTAACTTTAACAAACTGGTTACTAAATGTCACATGAAGAAAACCCGCACTTGGCGGGTTCTTAATTCTTTTAAGCTTGCATCTCGTCTTCTTCGAATGGGAGCAAAGGCGTAATCTTTTGCTTCAGCTCCTCAACCTTACTTAATGCTTGAGGTTTGTACTGCTTACCAACCAAACATAATGTTCTTCCAGCATTTGAAGCAATTTCAGTAAACTTCTCAAACTCTAATACAGCTCTGTTGAATTGGTTCATTAATCCAAATGCTGTTTGTCGCAATGCTTTTTCACAGTTAATAAAATAACGTCTTGCAACCCGACCTTGTTCATTGTTTTCAACCATTGACAGCTCTTTAGCCATATCAATAGTTAATATGTATTCTCTTGAAGAACGCCCACCATTAGGTTTTTTGGGGTTTACCAAAAAACTAATATAGTCTTCATTTTCAATAAATTTATAGGTCTTAATCCGTTTTTTTATCCATGTGGCAAACATTTCCCCAGATTTAAGCCACTTATGCAATTCACGTGCATCAACAGAAGGCTGAACCTCTCCGCCAATATCTCTATCAACAACTGGAATTAAAGTTTCTTGGTTAATAAGCATATTCATGACATTAGCCCTCCATTGCCCTTAGAGATTTTGTTCTTATTACTTGCATCAAGAAGTAAGTCAGCGAACCCTTGCATATGGCTTATAGCTAAAACTTGTTCGCTAAGCGATTGTATTAACCAGCCAACATCATTAAATGTTCCTAACGGTATTTCTTCATTTGCGTTGGCAAGCAACACACCAATAGCACTTAATCCCTTTAAAACTGGAAGGTTTGCATTTTCCGCAGCACGGCCTACAGATTTTAGAAAATTTTCTTCATCTGCCGAAACAGAACCGTTTTGATCTGTTACTTTCTCAAGAATCTCAATAGGAATGGTTGGCAGTAGATCGGTAATATCTAGAACCTTGTCTTTATCAAATTCGAATGGTATATTTAGCATAGTTCGTTATCCTTTGTGATGACTTCAATTAAGCCCAATCCGCCAAGATCACGGGCTTTTTTGTTGTCTGTTGATTTCATGCTTTCGCATCCTGTTGTTTCTGTTCTTTTAGCCAGTCTTCTATGATTTGATTTAACTGAGCCGTTACCGATCGACGATTTTTCTTTGCTACCTCCTTTAATTCACTTACTGTTTCATGTGCCATACGAACGTTCATTTGCTTATCATGCCTTGTCATTTTTACCTCCAATAAAGCACCTTTGCTATATAGCATTTTTACTTTATAGCACTCTTGCTTCATTGTGTAAAGCACTTTTGCTATATATGATTAGTTAATTGTCAATTTGCGGTATATGGTCCATGGCTAAAGATTATTCTCAAGTGAATTTTAGAATGCCTAGCAAGCTCAAAGAATTATTAGAAGAGAAGGCTAAAGACAATGAAAGATCTTTAACTGCTGAAATAGTTGCAAGACTTGAAGAAAGCCTTGATATAAATGAGAAAATCCCAACTGAAGTTATGAAGCTTATAGATATGAGCAATAAGAATTTAGATCGCGCAACTGTTTTAATTGAAAAACTAATGGCACGAATTGAAGAGCTAGAAACAAATAAACCCGCTGATTAGGCGGGCTTTTTTGTAGAAAGACAACTCTCTATTTTTCTATCCTCATCAAGTATTTTTCAACTCTTTGCATCAATTCCAATAGTTCATTGTTCTTATCTAAAAGTCTCTTTTGCAGTTCCTTTTTTTCACGCATGATGAAATAGGGTTCTGCATGAGTAAGGTTCTTCATCATGCTTTCCTTTGTAGGTGAATTACCACTTAACAAAAAAAGCCCGACATTCGACCGGCGGCCCTTACTCAAAGAGTGAGAAGTATGAGACATCAATTTATCTTTGATTTTTGCCAAATGCAATATAGATTTCTATTTTTTACTCGCTTTCTTATGTGCCTCATCCAAAAACAAATTATCCAACGCAAAAATACAGTCATTAAAAATATGAGCAGCCACTGGCAAATCATTATGCTCTGCATAGACATTGATTGCCTGTTGATCTAAAGATAATGGGATACCCTGCTCATATCGTCGGGATCTGCAAATAGTGCTAAATGCCGAAAGAATGGAATCAGCCGCATAAGAATACTCTGGCGGATCAGGAATACGACCACCTAAGAACTTGATTTGTTCGATTTCGTGCGGCGTTTTCGACGCATACGTTTTTTGGTATTTGTAGAGATCGATGACTTTCCCAGAATTAAAGCCTTGTCCTCGTCTGCGTCTTCCTGAATCTTCTGAGCCTGTTCTTTAATGAATAGCCAGATTGAAATACCAATATCACCCAGATTAAGGAGCTTTGAGGCATTCTCAGGTGTATAAGGTTTTTCGGACTCGACCGTTTTACCGTCTACCACTTCAGCAAACACCACACCTTTCCAGTCTTCGATTAAGTGGGCGGCGCATGCATCCATTAACAACTCGTGATAAAGCTTGGCATCTTCATCTTTTACCATTACATCGTAGCCTTTAGACGAGATCTGGTTACCTGCTCGTTCAATAGCTACCTGAAAGGGTTTATAGGCAATACCACGGACTTTGAACTCAGCCTGTACCTGTCCATCAGAATCCTTATATTCACACCATTTTGATACATCCGAGCTTTTAATAATTCCGACTTTTAAAGCCATAGCAACCTCTAATTTGTAGAAATAAAAAAGCCCATGGGGTTCCATAGGCTTTGTTACTGAATAAGTTGATTACACAAGAGCACGTACAATCGTTGGACTAGTACGCACTTGGGCAAAATTGATATCTATTGTAATGATGTCATCACCACCGCCATCCGGGTGATTGGCTTCCATGACTTCTAATTGAGGGAAGTTAAACGAGTATTTACTGCCTTTGCTGTCTCTGATGTCGAAGGTCAGTGTAAACACATCACGGGTTTTGATTGCATCAATCCAACCAGCAGCTGTGGCCGAGAACATGAATGAAGCATTTGCTTCGATATCCATCATTTTTTCAATGTAGAACTCTGGTGTGTACTTACCCGAACCGATACAACGGATTGCTTCAAGGTTGTTATTGATAGAAATGGTAAGAGACTGTAGACACGCTTTACCTTGAATAGACTGACCATTAACTAGCAAGTTTTCAACGTTTGGCATGCTGACCAGTGGTCGTGTTGAAGCTGCCACCGGATTCACTACAGGGTTAGTTTGCTGACGAGTAAACGAGCTACCTACAAGACCAAAGTTACCAGTAATTTTTCCAGTGGTCTGGATAGTAATTTCACCAGAATTAACCTGTACTCCACGATAAATAAAGACTTGGCCAACATCTTCGAAAACTTTAACTAACGTTAATGATTTTCGAACAGCACCGCCAATTGTTAAGCTGTTTGTCGCCCAGTTATTGAAGGCTAAAGCACTTAAGAACAAATCAAAGGTACCAAGTGATAATTCAAACTCTAACTGCCCTGCCACTTCGGCTTCAGTAACTACCCCGCCTTGTCGATAGCGTGAATCCACTACTTCGCTGCTTTCTTCAGTAGATACGTTTTCTGATAAGCCATCTGTTACTCTTCGAACGGTATACCAGATCGGGTTTGCTGGTGTCGTCCCCAAGACTGCTTCTTCACAAGCATATAATCGAATTTTTGCGCCTGAACTCATTTATAGTTCTCCAAAATTTAGGCATAAAAAAACCCGCTTCATGAGCGGGTCGTTAAAAATAGAGGGCGTAAAAAAACCCGCTAAATTAGCGGGTCCTTACTGGGTTTCTTCTGAGAGATCTGGCGGAGCTATACCAACCATTGCGGCAGCTATGGCTTCGGATAAGTTTGTAGGCTGGAAATCAAGAGGTGTAGTACTATTAACTTCATGTAATTCCATATAGTCCTCTTCATCAATATCAGGTTGGGGCAATTCCTGCAAACGAATATCAATCCAACGACCTTCTTGAATATCAAGCGGAATATTTTTATCAGCGACAATACGACCTTTTTTGTCTAAGATATAATCAAATGTCCTAATCTCGATATCACCATTTTCAAATGAGGCAAATTCTACAACATGATATAAATTACCGTTTGAATCTCTTGGCTGTTCGATATACCAGCCATTAGTGGCAAACCCTGATGAACCTTTGATGAGATAGTGTCCTATACCCATCTTTTCAAAAGTAATGGCTTGTTCAGATGCTTCATCATTCATCTCAATCTTGTCTGCAAATAATTTAACGATTGGTGAAGCTGCTTTTACAAATCCATTCGCATCAATAGTTGTGTTTTTCGTAGATTTGACTGTATACGTTGGTGAGTACGCCTCTGCGTCTTTCTTTGTTTTGTAACAGAATTCTCCATTATATAAGCCTAGAATTGCCGGGCGTGCGCCTCCGATCATGATATAACCATGACCATAACCACTAAATAATCTATCACCAAAACCAAAATGAGATGCACCTGACAATTGATCAAGAGTTAACTCAGCTTGAGTAATTGGTGAAGATCCGAGCCCAAAATCACCGACTTTTAAAATACGCCCTAAGCTACTATCAAATGTAGATGTGGTGAGAGTTCCTTGAGCAGCATTTCCTAATCCTAAATTTGTTCGAGCATCTGCTGCAGTTTTAGCTCCAGTACCGCCTTGTGCAATAGAAAGCACTGTAGTTAAGCCTTTGAGTTCAGTAATGTCAGTATTTACACCTTTTTCAGCAGCACCAAGATTATTTCGAGCTTCTGCTGCAGTGATTGCCCCTGTACCACCTTGAGAGATTGCTGCAGTTCCTTGAACTTGTGAAAAGTTAGGGCTTAAATTAGGAATGCCGGAAGCGAATGGCAGCATAAATTGCCGCTTGCCCTGAGCTGAGTTCAACTGGAACGGTCGATGGTCCCAATTAAATTTAAATACAAGATTTGCCATTATGCTGTTACTCCGTCAATCACTTGGAAAGTCAAAGTTTCAGTGTGCTGTGTAGTGCCACTCACCACAGCTTTAATATCCATCTGACATAAACCAAGTGGCCATGCTGCTGTGCTTGTACCTGATTTAATATTCAGCCATCCCTTCTGTGTACTTTGACTTAATGCAGTACAAGTTAACGTGGCCACAGCTGCACCATCAGCCAAAGCTTTAACCTGTGAAGTGAAGGTGTAACCTGTTAGATCAATTGCACGGCGAACATCATCAGGTGGATACTGCAAGGTTTCATCCATATCAACCAGCTGCAAGTTCAAGTTGAATGTGTCACCACGCTTAAAAACAAAATTGCTCATAAGTGATTCCTATAGACATAAAAAAACCACCGATGAGGTGGTACATAAATTATTTAGGCAATAAAAAACCGCCTTTCGGCGGTTTAGCTTTATATGGTTGGTATCAGTTAATTCAGGTGTTTTTGTTGCAATTCTAAGAACTCTTTTTCATTAAGTTTCTTTCCACATTTCGAACACAACCAAACAGGCGGCCCACCCAAACTTTCAATCTTTAAGTACTCAACTTCATCATGACTACATTTGCCATCTTCCATAACATCAATAGAAACGCTATGACCTTCAGTAGTTTCAAATATTCTTGTGATCATTGGATTTCCTTTTTCTTTGACATTAAAAAGCCCTCGAATTGAGGGCGTTGGATTTGGGTATTTTGGTTAAGGTATGCAGGCGTTTGGCAAAGGATCAATGAAGCCAGAATGCTGATTGTGTTCCTGAATAAGAGTGCCGAAGGTTGTAAACTTCAGCGCTAAGTTCCAAGCTTCTTCAATGGCTGCTTCTTTTTCTTTATAGGTCTCGCAATTCTTGAGTAGTTCAAGGCTGAACTGATATGCATACTCTTCGGTAGTTTTCATGCTAATCCACCATTTAAATCAAGCTGTGGTTGAAGTTGATATTCCAACTCCTTTATTTCAGTTTCTAGTGGTTCCTTTTCCCATCGCCACTGGCCCATTGCGCTCGCACATCCACTGATTTGTGCTTTTCTGCCTTGGTGATAATTCGTTAGAGAGTTATATCTAGCCCATTTTGATTGGAAAACTTGACTGAGTTGATTAGCCATCCACTCAAAGGCATCAATGAATTGCTCTTTAATGGCATCGGCTTTTTCACCGTTGAATCCCATTACAAGGAACATGAAGCCTCGCTCAGTCATCCGGTAAAAACCTGTTTGTCGTTTTGTGTTTCCTATCTTCTTGTTTTCTAAGGTAAACGCAAAATTGCGCTCACGAAACTTTGTGGAGCACTTCATATTTTTAATGGAGCGGAGAACGTCTGAATGCCTCTTTCCAAATGCTTGAGCAACTGCATAACTTGTTGTTCTTGGCTCACCGTTATTATTGGTAACCAATGCTCGTAAATTCAATGTTGTCATCATGTTCATAAGAGTTCCTCTTACTAGCTCATGTTCAAAGAAAAGAACTGGCAGGCACACTGAACATGAAAAGTGTGCTTTTCGGGGATCAACCTAGCCAGTGTTCGCCTGAATTTCAGGCATAAAAAAACCTGCCACTAAGACAGGTTCGTTTAAAAGTTAAATTCGTTAATTGACGCGATAATTTATTGAAATGTTGTACTGAATGAAATCCCCATTACTGCCGAGGTTCTGCACTTGACCTTGTAAGACTTCTAACTGTCCGCTCGTAAAGTATTCAAAATGAGCTAACCAAGCATCTGCAAGCTTTGTGATTGCGACTTCATGTGTATTTAAACGGGCCATGCAGTTGATTGAGATAATCCCTGTTCGCCTTGTACAAGGCACGTCACCAATTCCTGCAATGATTGAACCGCCCCATAACACATTAATTTCACACCAAAGCCCATCAGTCGGAACTGTAAAGTCTTTATTAGGATATTTAATTCGGGTCTGCTCAATTCCAGTAAATGCCATTGCTCTAGTGATAATGGCTTGTCGCGCTTGATCTAAAGTCATTGCCATTTTAACCACCGTATTTCTGAGCAATATAGTTAAAGGTTAAGCCGTAGACACCTTGAGGAGCTTGTCTTGAGTATCCACCTGTTGTTTTTGGTGTTTCTGGCTTATCAGTGAAGTTGCCATATTCAATTTTGGTTGCATAAGGCGCATTTGTTTGGATGTATACAACCGAATAAGGAACTAGACGAGATAATGCGCTTGTGCCTTTGCTAATGGTTGAGCCACCGCCTTTATCTTTCTCTGCTTCATTAAATGATTGGTCAGTCTGGTTTATGCTGACTCTGTGTGATGCCCTAAATGCCCCTGTATCAACTGGACTTTGTAGAACAACACCTTGCAATGCATCAATGACAATATCTTTCTGTTTTTTGGTAAGGTCGGCTTCAATTGTTTTAGTGAAGGCACTCGGTTTGCTTGTCCAGCCCATAATTGATCATCCAATATTGTATAGGTAAACACCTTTCCGTATGTTAAAATAACTTATTGTTCAATTAGGTATTTTTTTATGGAAATATGGAGGCCTATAGTAGGTTATGAAGGTATTTATGAAGTCTCTAATTTAGGATGCATTAAATCGCTAAGTAGAGCGACAACAAATAAATTACAACCGTTTGTTCCAGAAAGAATCCTTAAAACACGTATTGGTAAAACTGGTTATGAAATAGTTGGGCTTAGCAAAGATGGAGGTCAAAAAACATGTAAAGTTCATCGATTAGTTGCCTCTGCATTTTGCGACAACCCCCTTAATAAGCCCCACATTAATCATAAGAATGGCCTCAAAACAGATAACAATTCTTCTAATCTTGAATGGGTTACAGCTAGCGAAAATGCCCTACACGCATTATCACTAGGACTTTTTCAACCAAGCGCAGGTGAAAATAGTAAAGCTGCAAAAATAACAGCAAAGCAGGCCAATTATGTTCGGGAACAAATACTAAATGACATTCCTTTAAATGAGATTTCCGCCTCTACCAATATCCCTTTGAATATTGTAAGCAGCATACGCTTAGGAAAAACTTGGGTGACTGCATCCACCCCTGAACTTGTCCAGAAGTGCCGTGAATACAAGAAACCAAGAAATCTCTACCACAGCATTAAACATTCTGAGGATTTTGTGCTTTCCATTATCAATAGACTATTAGCTAATGAGTCCGTTTCTTCAATCGCTAGAGATTTAAAGCTTCAACGTGGATATGTGAGTATGATTAATAATGGCAAAACACGCGCAGAGGTTATCCCTGCTTGTGGATCCAAGCCACCTTATCTTAAGAACAACTTTGTCATGTCAGCAAAAAAAAGACCAAAGGAAAGCTCTTAAACTTTCCTTATCTGGCAGAACCAACACGAATTAGCCGCATCTTTTCCGTAGCTCACAACTCGATAATTACCGCCTTCAATCACCCAAATATCATTAACATCTGGCTCAACTAAAGTTCCTGCTGCATCTTTCACTTCATTTTGCAATAACACGGCTTTGGAGTCTGTGGCGCGGTAATCTATCGGCTTCACCAAATCTTTTAAATAAGAGCCAAATAGGACGCCTCTACCGCTATAGACATATTCGGCGTAAGCATCTTCACCAGTAGCGGGATTGGAGCTAACTAATTTTTTCCGGGTACATGTGAAGGTAGCTACTGCGTCTGCAAGCTTTGTACTAAAAGCCTTACCTAATTTAGATTGTATTTTTGTTCTCATAATTAGATCTTCACTAATAGAACTACATTACCAAATCCTTTATCTAGCCATGGTTTAAGTATTGATAAAGCTAGGTTTTCATTAGCCGTATATGTTTTATGAGTGGCTGAATAAGTGTTTGAAACGCTTGTACCCGATTGTGCTGATACTGTCTCGCTCAATACACCAGTTTCAACCTCCGCATAGAGACTTCCATTTACTGCATCAGGTATCAGCTCAACTGCTGCCAATAGAATTGCATCTTTTAAAGGCTGATTGTTTGTTGTATCTGGTAACTTAAGATTTGTTAGCCAAACATTGGTAATCATTACCGCGCGAGCTTTTGCACTATCGCTGTCTGCCCAATCGTTACCAAGTTTTGCATCGATATCTGCCACGGTAATGTATTCAATCATGACTTATTCCTGATCTTTTGATTGCTTGTTGTTTTTAGCGGTTGACTTTGAGCCACTTGCTTGTGCATCACCAGTATTTTCTGTTGATGGATTCTGATTTTCATTTGTTGCGCCAACCAGGGTGTCATCGCCTTGGAGTTCTGCAATTCGTGCTTTCATAGCTGGCACATCATTTTTGAAAGCCATTAATTCTTCTTTTGCAGTCAAAAGCTGTTCTTCTGAGATAACCAGTTTGTTAGCCAATTCATCAAATTGCTCTACAGGGACAAGCGCATCATTAGTGACTTCACTCTCATCAATTGGTAGTGATTCACCTTCAATCAACTCATGTTCCGATGGATTGAATTGATCTACAGAGATAATTACGAAATCACCTTGTGACTCATGGCTAGGTTTAATTTTTACTGTCTTAGACATTTCACTCTCCAAAAAGAATGGGGCCGAAGCCCCAAGTCATTAACCAAGCAAAATGATTGAATGCTCTGGTTTGACCATTGCACAACCCCAAGCAAGCGATACTTCGTATTGCACTTGGCGGTATTGGCGGTAAATGGCGATTTCAAAAGATAAACCGCTAACAGGATCAGTTACGATCATACGGTCATCAGCAGAGTCACCACCTTCTGGAAGTGCAGGAATACGAGTCGCTAAGGCAATTGCAGATCGAGCAAACGCCAAGTTACGAGTTGAAGTAGGTGTAACAGTAATTGCCGTTGCAGCTGCTGGTATAGCTGTACGCAATCCCGGCTTAGCAATTGTAATGGTTCCACCATTAGAAACATCAGTATCCCCTGCAACAACCACATATTGATTAGTATCGCCAGCGAAAGTGATCACGTCACCTGCAACGATTGTCCCAGTACCAGCACTTGCAAGTGTGATCGAAGTTGCGCCAACTGCATAACCTGCCGCATCAGTAGTTGCACCTGCACCTGTTCCAGATGCAGGAGTAACTACTTGTGCAGATTCACGGATAGCAAAACCATGCACATCCAACAACACACCACGACGTAGCAATGAATCATCATTTGCTTCGTTTGCTTTGGTTAACTGACCAAGAGTACGCATGTTTGCGCCTGCTGTAGTATCAATTACCAACTGCAAGTCACCTTTAGGAGCGCCATTGTCTTGAAGGGCTTTCAATGCAAGAGCGCTGTCTTTCAAGTTAGTAGCGAAAGGTGTTGTACCTGCTACCCCAACTGCGCGAGAAGCACCAATAGCTAATCCAGCTACATCTGCTTCTACTTCATTCGCAAGTGTGCGCATTGCTTGAGCGAACTGATCACGAAGAATTGTGTTGTAAGATGCACCATTATTATCAAGTGCAAGTTTTTCTTCACCATTCCAACGAACGGGTACACGACGAGCTTTGGTAATAGTCATATCAACTTTACCAATCACTTGATCACCATCGTCTGGAGGAGTTACACCTGGTTCAATATCAGATGCGGTTGCCGCAGGTGCCACTGGTGAAGTTACAGTTTGTCCTTTAGCAGCGCGGTTATATGTCATGTCAGATGAAACTGCTGGAATAAAACCAGTTAATTCACGAGAAACAACATCAAGCGCATTATAAATAGTGACCGTTAAGCCAGTTAAAGTGTTAGCCATTTATTAGCTCCATTAATCAATTACATTGCCGCCTTTGCGGATATAGTTAGCTTTTTCTGTAGGGCTCATTGCATCGAACTCACTACGTTTAATTGTGTTTTTGCCGCCTGAATTGTTCCCGCCTTGCCCACCTGCACCATTAGGTTTTGGAAAGAAGTAAGGTTTGGATTCCCGAATGTCTTCAATCCACTCTTTTGGTGTAAGTGGATTTTTGCCATCTTTACCAATGATCACGTCGCCATTTGCATCGATCGCTACAGCATTACCGTTTTCATCCAAAGAGAACTTAGATAAAGCGAGTGCTGTGATGTCGTCTGTCGCTTCGGGTAGACCTTGTGCAGCACTAAATGCTTGAGCAATTTGACCTTTGACTACTGACTGCTTAAACTTATTCGCATAAGCTTCCGCCTTATCTGCACGAGCCTTCTCTGCATCAAATAACTTTTGATGTTCGGCTTTCAATCGCTCAGTACGTTTTCCGAATACTTCGTCAATCTTGCCCTCAGCAAGCAATTTCGTTTCTTCGTCTTGTCCAGCTTTTTGAAGCAACCCTTTAACTGCATCAATGTCCAGACCTTCAAATTGGCCTTTAAAATTGGCCAGCTCATCAGATAAGGATTTATTCTTACCAAGAAGCTCATTGTTTTTAGCTTTAAGTCCAGAAACATGTTGTTCAACGTATTGGTCTAACTGTGCTTTGATTGCAGGATCTTCAAAATTAATGGTTGTTGAGCCTTGCCCACCAGAACCACCCTCACCCCCATCTGCACCAGCTTGATTTTGTAAAGACATTAATTGGCGTTTTAAAAATTCAGACATCTAAAATCTCCTAGAGATACCGCCTTGCGGATTTAATTGTTTGAGCCTTTGGCTTTGCTTCAGGCAATAAAAAAGCAGCCGAAGCTGCTAAGGTTTGAATTAAGTTGTTTTACATATTTCTATAAATAACTGGCTTTAATGCTTGAGATGCAATCCAAATATCGTTACGACATACAGGGCAATTCAACACATAGATAGTTTCGTTTCTATCGCTCATGACTCGCAACTCATTCTTTTGAAATTCGATAACTGAATAACACTTGCCACATGAGTCTCTATAGGTCTGCAACTCGGGCAGCACACCTCGACTAATTACTTTCATAATCCCAACCTCTTAAACATTTCTTCATCAAGCTTTTTGAGTTCAGCAAGTGTGAATGGCTGACCTGTAAGCGGATCAATAAACTTATCCAGAGAATATTTGCCCTCTTTGAATAGTTTGTATCTTGTCGGCCCAAGCCAAGACTTTTGAAAAGCTGCATCTTGTTTATCAAACCAACCTTTGAAAGTTGTATTTGAATCCACAACGCCTATTTCACCCTCACCATTCACTTTATTGTTGAATGGCCGCATACCAATGGTTTTTCCTGAGTCATCAGAAACGGGAATCAGGATTGATCTACAGTTTGGGTGAAGTGGCGGCACTGGATGAGGCTCATCCTTCTTGTAAACCCTGTCTGAATAACCCATACAGATTTTAGAAGTACGGCTATCCAGTGTTGCAATGAACTTTACGTACTCAACACCAATGGACTGATATGTTTCATTCAAAGCCACATTGGACACATGACTTCGAGCAGTGCGAACCATGGTAGAAATCTGGTTTCTGCTCTGATCAAGCAAACCGTCTTGATAGTTAAGTGCTTTCTTGCCTTTAATTCGCTGAACAATCTGCTGATTAGTCTGGCCTTTAGATAAACCATCTCGAATAGTTTGCTCAACTCTCACACGAGTCTCATCAGCAATTCGCGCAAAAATAGAATCAAGCAGTACACCACCACTTAAAGGTGTTTTCTTTGCCTTGTTGAATAGCGTCTTTCCGTTTGGCTCTATTTTGCGATTAGTGAGAGTTTTAGCCTGATATGTAGCTTCATATACTGCTAAGGTTGTAGCGCTTACTGTGAAGCTCTCAAGCAACCCTGATGCAACACTTGCCTGCCAAGTCTGAACTAATGTCCTAACTTCTTTCAAAGCAGGCGTTGTGTATTGTCCTGACATTAATGCTGTCTTTTCAGCATCGCTCAAGTCATCCAACAAGTCTCTTAACTTCGAGATCATCTCATTCGAGAGAGAATCGAATTGCGTTAAGAGATTATTGATTTCAGTTGAAGACAGTCGGTAAAGATAAGCTTGATGTGATACTAGAGCATCAAGTAGCGCCTGTTGTGACATCTGAGTTGCCATTAGTCACCCCTGCAACATATCCAGTCATTGGACTGTTAGTCATTTCGGTTTCAATGCGCTCTAACTCTTGGGAATATTCAATATCCGGGATTTTTCCAGTACGAATATAATCCCAATAAGTTTCCATAGAGATTTTATTCCCCAATACAGCCTCATAGAGTTGCTTGGCAAGATTGACGTCAAAACCTAGTGAGCCAAAGTCAGGCTTAACATTAAAACGGTAATCTTTATCACTAAGCCCTAACCACAATGCGCCATACTTAATGACCTGCTCAATTGCTTCAGCAGCAGTAATAACCATTCCATACAATGTCGAATACTGGTCATCTTGACGAGCTTTGCGTGCTTCGCCTGATTCAGTACCACCAATGTCCATTACACGAGCACCAGCTTCTAAAGCTGCATTCTTTTGGTCACGCATTGCAGTGCGTTTAGCTTCTATTCCTACACCTTGAATTTCGAGATATCCGCATTGCCCACCTTGTGGTAATTGCCATGCAGCCATTGGACCCGTCACACGCAAAGGCTTATCTTCATCAACACCTGAAACCCAAGGTTGAGGATGACTAGTTAAATGCAACTCTTGGAAATATTCAGCACTTAACTGGTAATACTTAATAGCCGCCTTAGCCATTGTCATTAGAGGCATTTCGTCAATTGAAGGCGTATTATTCATGCTGCCGACATAAACAACAGGGATAAATGAGAGCGCCTTATTACCTAAGCCCGGATATGTTTCTTCAATTACTGTATTGTCGTCAGCAAATAAACGCGATCTATATTTGCCATCATTAATATCTAAAGCACGGTAGAAGCATTCTTTATTATGAGCAAATTCATCTTCGGAATTATCATGAGCTTCTTTAAAAACTGAGAGTGTTAAATCTGTTCGCCCTGCAACTGTCTTTTCTTTCCAGTTAATACCATCTTTTGCCCAATACAACGCAATGTATGGCTTACCTGAATCGTCGAAATCAAGCATCAAAGCGCAACGTGCATAAGACAACTGAGCCTCTACTACTCGAAGGAATAATTGCTTTAAGCCAAACCCATCTGTTGTGGCCTGCTCAATCAATGGTTTTAACCGTGAATCTACAATATTGATATCTGGCTCAAGTTTTGACACTAGACCAATCATTGCTCTTTTAGAATCACGCACCCACTCAGGATATTCTGCGCGTTGTTTGAACGCTTCATAGATGCATTTATTTTTTGGATCTACTTCTTCGGCCATTATCATGCCTTGGGACTTTGGTAAAAGCTTTTCACCTTGCTCTTTTACACAACGTTCCCCACCCAAGGCATAATCCATAAATTCCCAATCCGGAATTGCCTTTGCATAATCCGGATGAACAGTACTAACTGTCATAATTCACCTACAATAATCCATAAATTGGAGTCTGCGAAACCACCCTAGATTTCTTGCTCATAGCCACAGCAAACATACGGAAGCCATCAGCACCGTGTGAGTGAATGTCATGAAGTGGGTTGTCTTTCCAACATCCAAGCTTGTCATTCCACTCTTTTCGGTAGTTCTCAAGATGAGTGATGCCTTCTGCACATTTGTACTCATCAAATTCACATAGAGGCAAAATCTCACGAACCTGCTCAATACCATCCATCACCGTTATATTTGGCACCACTTCGAAGTTGACTGAGTATTTCTCCCCGTCATCAAGCACATAACCCTCTTTGGCAATGTCTAGGCGAGACTTACCATCATTCATAAGAGAGCGGTTTTTAATGTCGTGCGGAGCATAATGCTTGCTGTACTTGTAGCCTTTTTCTTTAAGCACTTTGAAATAGTGCCGCATACCTTCGCCTGAGTTTTCGTAGTAGTCGATAACTTGATAACAAGTATCTGATAGCTTCCGAATAAACCAGATCACCATAGAGTCTGAGACACCCAAGTCCCAAAATGTCATGACAGGCAAATGATCATTTGATGGCAATGAACCAATGCGTTTATTGGCATACAAGAATTTAAATTGGTTCTTGTAGTAAGCACCTTCAACAGACTGAGCAAAAGCTTCACTAGGAATACTTGGATATTCCCGCTTCATATCCTCGCCAAGAGTTTTCTCTTTTGAGTGATACCAAGCCCTTTGCTTTGGCGTTGTTTTAATCTTGTGCTTAACTTCCAGTTCTTCAAAGTATTGAACTAGTCGCTGTGGGAGTTCTTCAGTTGGTTCAATTTCATAATCAGCATTCTTCCACCAGGAGAAGAAAAAGAATTTCCAATCAAGTGGGCTTAGTTTTTTGCTGAGTAGTAATAACTTTTCTGCTAATTGGCAGAATTCGTAGAAGTATCCACTTTTCCCTTCAGCAGTACTCTCAAGTGTGATTCGTCCTTTAAGACTGACCGCTTCAAATGCACCAGTAACAATCTCACGGGCCTTATCTGGAAACTTCGCACAAATCTTACCGAACTCAGACACATGTAATCGGTCTAATGTTCCACCACGAAATGAAGTTGAAACGGTAATTGAGCCGCCTTTGCTAAAAACAAGCTCATCTTTAGTTTGAATCTCTAAAGGATTGGCTGCTTTGATAAGGTGTGGCAAGCGATCATAAGCGTACTTAACCTTTTCACGAAATAGACGCTTAGCATCGTGCAACGTGTGGGCAATCAAAGCGCACTTATCAGACATGAACAATGCAGCATCTAACTGAATCATGCACATCTCAGTAGTAAAACCTAACTGCCGTGCCTTTAAGATGATGTTACGTGTCCACTCATTTTCAAAGTATTCAAGCTGTTCAAGTGTCATCTTGAACTTAACTTGCTTTCCTTCTTTATTGGTAATGTAGTAAAGATTATTTAAACGCCACAACTGGTCTTTAAGTTTCGCTTTATGCTCAGGTTTCAGCATGGCTACTCCTTAAAATTAATCACCCTCGCTTAATTCATCCATCAAATCAGATACAGACTGAATCTCAATTGTTCCTGAATGCTCTACTTTGTCTTTAAATGCCCCAACAGCAATGTGTTTGCCTAACAACTCAAGGTTCTTCACTTTGTCCGGCCATTTGATTTTCTTGAGCCAGCCAGCACCTTCGGCAAGTTCAACACTTTCCATATTGTTAATGAATTGGCGCCAAACTGGTGGCCATTCACTTAGTGGTTTCATTTGCAGCTTATCGTCCATGATGTCTAAAACATCCATCCTGTCTATTTCTACAAGACGTTTGAGCACATAGTCCGCATCTACATCAACACGCTGAAGACGTTGCTCATTCAAATAGGCAATGCGTTCTTCAACTTCTTCGCGTTGCAACACATCCCAAGCATGTTGTCGGGTTTTAAAACCTACTGCTTTGCCAGCTTCTTGAGCACTTAATGTTTTTAAATATTCGTGGCAGAACTCTTCATGGCGTAAATTCTTTAAGGGTTCTGCGCCTTTGATTTGTTCTTCCATTGGTACTCCTAAATATTTTTTAGATGTTTAAGAATCTTTTCTCTAACATCTGCTTTTAGTTCTTCATCACTTGCCATAACTGCACCCTTGTACAGTTCAGCCAAAAATGGGAGATATTCACTTGCTCTCTTTCGACGTGATTCTTTAGCATGAATGTCCGATAAATCTGGAAATGGGTAATGCATATCTCACTCCAACACATACTTCAAATCATCAGGCGTTTCCAAATAACACCCTTGTTTATTGCAGAATGCATGAATGTCGTTTAGGTATTCAGTGAATTGAGCTGTACTTGCGTCTGTCGTGCTCATTAGCTCACAAAGGCCATTTGCTACATCTTGGTAGAGAGGATGCTTAGATTCCTTCAGCTCTCTAACGGCTTTGAATGTTTTCTTGTATTGGCCAACGTCATCACGGTCATAGATTTTTGCTAAGAAGTTCTTTTTAAAGAACAGATGTTCATAGTCTTTATCCGTTCCCTGCTTCTTAGCCCACTGATTAAGCCACATCCAGTACAAACGGTTTTGAGCTTTTGAACGATCTTTCTCTTGGGGTGCAATCAATACGACTAACGGCTTCCCTTCACTCGCTGCCTTTGCATGATTAGTATTGAGATAGCCAATTACATAGTTGATGTCAGAATGGTTTTTGATGACGAATCTAGGTTCCATTTTGACCTCGCAATAAAAAAGACGCTGTTAAGCGCCTTTTTGAATTCTATATATGACCAGCAAGTCTTAATTAAAATTTAGCTAGAGTTTTCATGGCCGTATCCTCAGGGTTTATAGATAGTTTATTAAAGTAACTAGATATACATCAGAAACTTTAATTTACCTGAGAATTGATCTAAAAACAATCACTATCATTTTCAATTTTTAACATCCGCTCTGTTTTTTCTAACATCTTGTCGAACCATTCTTTTGATTCTACAAGTCCCATCCCTCGATACTGGTCAAACCATTGATGGCAGTTATGGCACAATGGAATAGTGTATTTATCATCTGCTTTAATCCCCTTGCTTTTACCATGTTCACTGAAATTAGAATGAGCAGCCTGTGAGTGAGGATAGCCGCATCTAACGCAGGGTAGCGCTCTTATTTCGTTTAGCCTCTTTGTCGAACGCATTTTCTAAGTTCTCTATTCTAGTTCTGAGAGTATTTACTTCACGCTGACATTCAGTCTTAAACGTATGGCTGCTGAATAAGTGGTTATAGTTTTCTAACCGGCTAAGATTACGTTTATAGATTTCTAAATTCTTCTTCGCTTCGATTGTGTCCATGTTCACCCCAAGAAATGCCAGAATATCCAAATTATTGCAGCACAGAATGCAAGCCAAATGCCGACCTTAAAACCCTTAATGAACTGAAGCTCTTCAAAACCTTCCATGAATTCTTCATGCAGTTCATTGTGAGCAGTGTTCCACTCATAAATGTCTTGCTTCTCTTTAGGAGTCATATAGATCTGAGCTTGCTTTTTTGTATGTGCCTTGGCAACCAATCGTTTTGCTTTCTTTTGTTTTCGATTCATAAATACCCCAAAAAAGAAAACCCCATCAAACGACAGGGCTGTAAATAAATTCAGTTTAATTTTTAACTTTGCAGATGAGCATCTAATGCTTTTTCAAGACTTGGGATTTCTGTGCCATCTACTCTGCCATGGTAGCCTTTTAAATAAATTAAATATCTCGTGTCATCTCTATCTAAATGATGATAGTAAATAGAATCTACATTAACCTTACCTGATGCAACATCAACACCATCGTCATTGATAGTATTTGGATAAGATGGCGTAAATCCATCCTCATTAAATTGCAATTCAAATGAACCATCATTAAGTCTAATTGTTTCTAAACGAACTAGTTTCATACCACACCATTAATAAAGTAATTTGATTAATAATGCGGCATGTTAATTGGAAATGCAACGACTTGATTTAATATAAGTCATTGTATTCTCAATAGTTAATTATATTTTATCTTTCCACACTTTCTGCATTCTTTGATTGGGTCATCGTTGTAATCCAACCCATATTCCCAAACATGTATGCAAAAGACCTGCTTAATTATTCGGAGCATGTGAACCTCCAAAAAAATAGCCCTACGTTTAAGCATCGACTAGAATCCAGTCCAGCACATCAGAATCCAATGTTCTAAGCTTGTAGGGCATAAAAGCAAAAAGCCCACGATTAAGTGAGCTTTTGAAATAAGGCAGTGAACCACATACACTACGGTCACTATAACATGAATATATCAAAGTACACCCTGACTTTCAAGCTCCTATTATGCGACTTTTGAATTGATATTTAGTAGCCAAGCGAACCATGCCTAACATTTTGTCGCGAGCTACTGAGAATTCAGACACTCCAAGCTTCTTAGCAATTGTCTCCTCTGACTTGAATTCAACATAAAACATTATGACAATTCTCATCCATTGCTTTGTTTTAGTTGTTTCATTCTGCATTAAGTGAGTAAGCATATCTGCCACTGCATCGGCATGCTCATCATTGATTTTACATAGTGGGGCAACACGTTGACGACGATCAACTACAACACCATTAGCAGTATCAATCAAATGACCTAGTACACTTGATTCACCAAGACTAAAATAATGATCATCCAACAATAACCATGACCCATATTGCTCTAAATGCCATTCAATTGGCTTCTCATGCCAGTTGATTGCCACTGAGAAATGTTTTCTTTTCAATTGTGTATTCACTGCCGCATTCATCTCTTTCCCCTTACTTGCCGTATTTCTTGATGTGATTTCTGACTTTTTCTCTGTTGGCTTCTCCGCTCGCTATCTGTTCATACATTTCTCTGGTCTGCCAAATGACATAAATAATGAGAATGGGAGAAAATAAAATTCTCAGGATGATTAGAAGCAGCTTTAAAGAAGCTTCTGCATAGTCTTTGAGGTCACACCACTGATCTTCGAACCAACCCTTTAGAAAGAATCCTTGCCATTGGAGTGTGAGCTTTAATGCATCTACATCTACCTTTGATTTCATACCGTCACCCTTAATCGTCTAATTCTGCTTTGTTTATAAGTATTGAGTACATTTCTTTTGAATAGTTTGATATTGGGAACTTCTTGCCGATCAGTTCCGCAAATTCATCATCAAGCTTGCGCACCAGATCCATATATTGAATCTGCTTTTCATCAGTCTCACCTGTAGGCCATTCAGGTGTCTTAGCTTGGTACTCCTCTGCCCATGCTTTGACTTGTTCAGCTTTATCTTCATATCGAGTGCGAAAGAAAGCATGAAAACCTTCTTCGTGTTGTTCGTATGTCCCAACTTCGTAAAAGACCATCACGTCACCTTCTTTCCGTTCATTCCCCAAATCAACATGCCTGCGTCACGCTGCTCTTGATTCGTACGCCCTTGCCAACCTGTAATCTTGTTAAACTGCTCTGCATTGAGCTTTGATTTAGTAGGCTTCACTAATAAAACCGCTAAGCCTAAAGCCTGAGCTATTTCTGCCAACAAGATGCCAGTCGCATGGTTCATCCCAACACGTCTAGCAATCTGCTCATTCACTTGTCTTGAGTGACCACCACCTACTCGGAAGTTAGCCTTCTTATTTTCCCAGCCTGCTTCGATCACAACCTTTTTGATGCTGTCTTGCTCATTTCTGAATAGCTCAACAGTTTCAGGAAAAGTCAGATTTTTGAGTTGAAGATCATTCCCTAGAATGGCAACTCCCGACTTTTCCAAGTCAGGATCAATGCCAATGATGATTTGAGCCTCTTTGAATGTGGTCATTGGTCACCGTACTCCTGATAAGCCCTTAACATTGCCTTGTAGCACTCACGACGCTTCTGATTAGTCCCTGAATGGACGTCTGACCCTTTGATAGGATTCATTGCGACATGACCAGCGTTTAGCATTCTTTGAGTTGGCTCTTTTGGCACAATCACATAATTGCCACTGTTAAGTTTTTGAAGAGCTTCCATATCTTTTTGCATCTGATCAGAAACTCGATCTTTCATCATCTGCTTTGCAAAAGCTTTTTCAAACTCACTTTGAGAAATACCTTTAATCATTTCATTATCAAAGTTCACTGTCCTTCCCCCTTGAGCGCTTGCTCTAACTTCTTAACCAAGATGCTTTCTAGTAGCTTTGGATTGTTTTGTAGGATTGCCTTAACTTGAGCCAACTTAAATTCGGCTTTTTCTAAAGAATCCACCCGCTTTTGCATCTTCAACATGTTTATACCTTGCTGGGTGTATAGGGTTTGCAGCTCCTCCACTTTCGCTTGCTGAGACTGTTGACCAGCCTCATAAGCAATGCGACAGCAATTGGCATGAAGCAGAACCATATTGCCTTGAGTGTCCAACCATTCGTTAAATGTCATTGGTTTATCCATTCTTCGCCTCACCACTTACCAAAGAGCCAACGTAATGCAAAAACACAACAAGCCATCAAAGCTAAATATTTCCAGTTGTAGACCGTCCAATAGAGTGCTGTGCCAACAATCCCACCAATACCAATGGACAAAAATGTATGTCTATCCATCTCAAACATCCTTTGATTTACACAGCGGGCTGATGTGGTTTTCTATGGGGAAGTCGTCGCCCATGTCTTGATTCTCTTGCTTGATAGGCAAACTGTTTTGTGTATCGTTTTGGCATAAATTTGAAACACTACAATCACTTATTGCTTGATCGTTGCTTGATTCAATACGATGCCCTGCTGCCTTTTCTTGTGGCTCAGCATGTCTGAATTTGATTGATGAAAATGCCTGCCTGTAATCGTTAATCCTAAGAAATCTACCGCCATCTAAAACAGCTTCTACAGTGTAAATCTCTGTATCGTCTGATTTACTGTTTTGAAATACGACCTTATCCCCGACTTTAAACTCACTCATGGCTGGCTCCTTTTACTTCTGGTCTCTTTTCCAACGATTCTTGCCATTCGCCCTTATATGGATTTTCATAAGGCCAATAAACAAGTCTTTTATTGCCACCGAGACACCAAAACCCCGAATGCAACCATCCACTCACGGGCTCGCCCTCATAACCCCATGCAAATCCATTTTCATTTGTCGCAATCCAATTCACATCGTCAGGAATTTTCGACCAATCATATTTAGTTTTAGGCTCTTCATTTGCGTTGCTTTGAATGTATTTGTTAAGCATTTCACGCATCATGAAGAATAAGACTGTGATGCTCACTGAATAGATAATGAGTAGTGAAATAAGTGCTGTTTTAAGCATCCCCGCCTCCGTATATTGATTCATAATCAGCAATCGCTTGAAGCAACTTGTACCCAGCCGATTCAGGCTTATCTTTGCAATGAGACAAGTCATATAGCTTTACATCATCAATGCCGCCCCATGATTCGACTAAATCAACCGAAGCCACCAGACGCTTAAGGTCTTCCATGTTCACAAGTTCAATTCTCGGATTAAAACGATCTGAATATTTCTTAGCTTTTGTGCAGTAGCACAACGTTGAGTAGTAGCACTCCATGTATTTGCTTGGTATGCTCTCAACAACCTCTCTCGCCTTCTCCAACCCAAACTCACGAATAAACTGTTCTGGTTTCATTGTTGTTCTCCGTCACATCTTTCGCGATTAATTGAGTCATGCTTCGTCATGCTTTCAGCTTTGAACTCTTCAATCTTCCCTGCACGTCTAAGTTTGATATACAAGCATGCAGCTGCTCTTGTCTCAGTTGTTTTTAACCCATGGTTGTAAGCACAACGCAATGCCATCATTTCCTTGTAGTTCATCTGCCTAACTCCACCATGTTCAAAACAGAAACTTCCATTTCAGCAAGCACGTAATTTTTTAATTCGTGGTAGGTGTTGTTTTTGAATGCCTCATACACTTCTCTAACTACAATCATGTCGAAGTAAGGACGCTTTCTTTTTTCCGCTATTGTGATTAATCGGAATTTAATTTCTGATAGAGTCACGCTGCACCTCTCTCTTCCACTGGGAATGACATGCCCACAAAGCGACAAATATCTAAACGGTCCTGAACATTTACAGATCCGCGCTTCCCATGACGGTTTTTAGCAATTATTAATTCAGTTACGCCTGTAGGTGCATTTGTCTCTTTTTCGAGAATTGGATGAACCATAATGATCTGGTCAGCATCTTGCTCGATTTGACCTGAGTCTTTGAGGTCACTTGCAACAGGCTTGTGTCCTTCTGCAGCTCGGTTAAGTTGAGCTAATGCAATTACTGGACAATCGAACTCTTTAGCCATAGCTTTTAAATCACGGCTAATTGATGCAACTTCTTGAACACGATCTTTTTTAGATGGGTCACGGATTAAACCCAAGTAGTCCACAATGATGCAGCCTAGAGCCTTATATTTGCGTTTTGCTTTACGCGCATAGCTTTGGATTTCAGAAATGGTTGGCTTCTGCTTCTCTTCAATAAAGATTGGAAGGTTGCGGAACTGAGCTATCGTGCCAGTAAGCTTTTCAAACATCCCGTCATAAATTTCCCCGTTGTGAAGATTGTTATATGGGATATGCCCTAATGCTGAGATCATGCGGTTGGTTAGGGTTGGTGTGTCCATCTCAGCAGAGATAAATAAAACAGGCATGTTGTAGCGCTTAGCAGTTTGCATTGCACACATCTGCGCGAGTGTTGACTTGCCACTACCCGGACGACCACCAATAACACAAAAATGTCCTTTCTCGATTGTGCCAAGAAGATTATCTAAATGTGGAATATTGAACTGAACACCAATGAACCCCTTATCTTCTTTTTGAGCAATTTTCTTTTCGAATCTTTCAAGAGTTTTTTCTAGTGCTTGATTGAAATCGAAACTAGTCTGCTTAGCCTCTAAGGTGCTGCTTGAAGTGCTGAATAGGTTCTCAGCTTCAAGGTAAATGTCACTTACTGTTAAGTCTTTAGCGCGTCCAGCAATAGCTAAACCAATACCTTCAACTTCACGATGGTTTTTTAACTTAGTTAATTCTGCGACAAAGTATTCAAGGTGATGGACACTACCAATAGCGCTATTAAGTTGAATTAAATATTCTTCACCGCCGATATCGTTAAGCAGATTTCTTTCTTGTAGATGCTTGCCAACGAATACTGCGTCATACGGCATATCAGCATTTGATAACTCAACAATGGCGCGATAAATGATTTTGTGTCGTCCAGCGAAGAAATGTTCCTCAGTCAAATCGTTTGCAACTACTTCAAGTGAGTTGCTTGTTGTCATGAGTGCAACAAGAACACTCTGCTCAATAGAAATATTTTGGATATCAGAACTCATTACCAATCTCCATAATTAAGATCAGCATTTTTCATATCTGCTGGTGTTTGTTGTTGTGCAGAACCATTCAAAGTTTCAAATGCTGGCTTCCAGTTGTAACGACTAGCAAACCCAATCCACGATTCACTCAAAACAATACGAGCTGCATCATTAGTTGAAATCCCTGCATTGCAGCTTTCGTGGTAATGCTTGATCACAGCATCAAGAGTTAATGGTTTTTTAAGGGTCTTACGGTATTCATTGAATCGTTTAGCAACCTCAAGATCTAAACCGATAGCGACAAGAGCTTCACATGGTTTCTTCCCTTTCAAGATTTTTTCAAGCTCAGCCGTGCTTAACTTACTATCTGTAGTAATCTCTGTAGTATTCTCTGTATATGTGTCACCCTCCAGGTGGGGAGGGTCTTCCCTGTAGGGTGGGAGGTCATGACTTTCAAGTGAGGAGGGTCCTACCTTAGAAGTTAGGAGGGTGGTCACTTCAAAGAGAACATGGGTAACTAATTCAATGAACAAAACATTGCTAAGTTTTTGACCATTTACATCTACAGAGCGGAAATGACGCTTGATCACGCCGAACTTTTCAAGACGATCTAATGCTTCTTTAACTTGCTTCCTTGAGAACCCAAATTGATCTGCTAGACTCTGATATGAGCGTTGCAATAAATCAGCTTTGAATTTTTTCTTTACCGAAACGATATGCCCAGAATCTTCATCACGGACAATAGTCGGACGGTGCCAATAAACAATTTCTGAAAGCAAAATGACCGCATTTGTATCGGGCTTTCCATTTTCCAATTTGAAAGTATTAAACCAATTAGCAGGAATGACATTGCCTTCAATATTGAGGCTGGCAATTTTGTCTACAACCGGATGACCTGTGGTGTATAAGCTCATACAACACCACCTTGCTTAAATTCCTTATACAGCTCATCAATTTCTTCAATGAAGAAACTATCTAAATCAGAGTCATATAAGCGTTTTAAAGCTCCATATCGATTTACAAACTCAGGGTACTTAGATTCGTACCACTGAATAAATTTAAAAGTGGTTTTACTCATCTAGTTCCCCTTCTCTACTGTTTCTGCTAATATTGAATGGTTCATTTAATCCACCTTGTTTGAACACTAAGCCTGATCGACGAAATCAGGCTTTTTCTTTATATCCAAGCTCAAAACACATGCCGAAATCTTCAATGTCATCTTGAAAAAGATCGTCAATTGTTTGTTTGCTTTCCATCCACGCTTTTGACATCACAAAAAGCGCATTTAGTTTTTCCTCGCTAATCATTCGATATTTCTTGAGGACAGTCTTAAATCCAAGAATGTCCAACAGCACTAAACAGTTCTCAAGCTCAGTCAAGCCATTGGATTTTCTATCATTTTTCATTCGTGATAATGTGCTTGGATCAATCCCCAACTGTTCAGCAACCTGACTTTGATTGCTTGATGCAAGGGCTTGCAAAACTCTAGAAACTTCATTTCTAGCCCTTGCACTCAATTCGGTTGATACTTTGCTCATGGTTTAGTTCCTAAGCGGTTAATTGTTTTGAACAATATTTCTTCCATAAGTTTTCTAGTTTTTTTCCTAGATCATATGAAAGGCGTTTCCCACATAACCCGCGCTCTAAATCACTAACGTAGTTCTGTGAGCAACCGATTTCTGTGGCTATGAATGTCTGAGTAAGACCCTTTTCCCTTAACTCAGAGATCATCTTCTGCCATTGATTCATGGGAAGTCTCCGATAATTTTTATTAAATATATAGGTTTTCCGATATTTATACAATAGCCAAACCGATTGAAATATGTATCAGAATTCCGATAGTAGTAACGATGGACAAATTTATGGCTACTTTGGGCGAAAACTTAAAAGCAATTCGCAAAGCTAAGAAAATGACTCAAAAAGAACTGGCTATGAAGTCAGGTGTCAAACAGTCTGTAATTTCTGACCTTGAGACAGGTAATGCGAAATCGACAGGCTCTATACTTGAGCTGGCTACCGCACTTGGTGTTACCGCAGAAGAGCTAAAAAAAGGAATTGTCAGTAAGTTTGACAATAATGTTGAGCCTATAACTAAAAAACTAATTCCCGTTCTTTCTTGGGTGCAGGCAGGGACAATGACATCAGTAGAAGCTATCGATCCTAATAAAATAAATGAATGGTTGCCACCACTTAGTGCAGATGATCCAGATGGTTGTTTTTATTTGAGAGTAGTTGGAGTAAGTAATTCCCCTAGATATGAAGAGGGAGACTACATTTTAGTTAATCCAAACTATCAAGTTTGCGATCTAATCGCTGATGACCTCATCGTTGTTAGAAATAATTCAGACGCAACCTTTAAGAAGCTTGTAATTGAAAGCGACCAGCGCAAATACTTGCAAGCATTAAACCCCAACTTCCATCCTAATATTATTGAATTTGAAGATGGTATGGAGCTCGTAGGCTTAGTTATTGATGCATTTAGACCATTAGGCGGATCACGTCCAAAGCGTGTTAGAAAAAGTTAAATTAAGGTTTTAGGTGATATATGGACAATTCAAAACTACCAATCAACCAGATTATTGCTCGCATCAATGATGCTGCGAAACATGGTGAAGCTTTGGTGCTAACAGCCGAAGAAGTGAAGATTCTTTCTAAAGATATTGGCGACAAAGTCTTTATTCCTGTGCTTACTAATGAGCAAGTTGTGCAGTTGGTAAAAGAAGGAAAGTTGGGGCAGAAAATTAAATAATAAAAAAAGACCGATAGTAAGTCGGTCTTTCCACCCAAGCTTAGGAAGGTCTTGGATTGACTAATGTTGGCAGCATTAGCCTTTGCGCCCACCAATATCACAAGATAATTGATAAGTTGAGAATAACATATGTTTGGAGAATTAGTAAAAAAGATTAAGACTTGGTACAAAGGAGATCCAGGACTAATTGATAGCAACCCTGCAACTGGAATTATTACAGTAGTAAGAGAACCATATCGTCATTGGGCGGCTAAATTATTATCCTACCATGTTGGCTTTTTCATATTCCTGATTAATTCAATAAAACGCCACCCGAATGCATTTGTATCTCAAACCTTAGCAATTATCGCCATTCTTGTATCTTTTTATTTTCAGTTTTATGGAGGCAATAATGAGTATAAGCGCTGCGCCATAACACATTCCAACGACCATGAGGTTACAGTAAATTGCAGGAAGTGACGTTGCTATTATTACTAGACTCATAGCCATTATCAGATAATTGCTTTCATTATTCATATCTATAAACTCACTGTGAACCCGACACAGTCTTTACAACAGATCGGGTGGAGAAAATAAATGGCAGCATACTCAATTACATACGATCTACATAAGATTAAAAACTATACTCGACTTCAAGAGGGTATCGATGCTCTGTCGGGAACGGTCTGGGTTAAACCAACCTTGTCTCAATTTATTGTAAAAACCACTTATACTTCATCACAGATAAGAGATTTTTTAAAATCTTATGTTGATCACGATGATACAATTTTTGTTGCTAAAATTGATCTAAATGATTGGGCTTCTTATAATGTTGAGCAAAAATTAGTTGATCCATTAAAGACCACTTTCTTTTAATTGATTACTTAAAGCCCCACCAACAACACCAATACCTCTGTTAAAATTTTCTTGATCTTTGAGGATGTAATCAATATTAGCTTGATTACCCTCAACCTTAGTATCCTCCGCTAAGGTGATGCGACACCCCATAATGCTTACACAACTACCCTTTGGGATAATTGCATACTCTTGCTTTTTCTCGCCCATAACAAACTCCAAATAACCCACCACGGTGGGTTTTCTTTTGTCTATTAAAACACAAAAAATCGGAATTTCTATAAAAATATCGGATTCCCTATTGACTAATAATATCGGAAATGCGATATTTATCTCATCGACAAACAAAAACCGCCATAGGGGTCAGAGTCTAGGCGGTTTGCATCTAATGCGGAGATAAGTATGAATCAAAGAATTGAAAAGTACAAGTTTAGCCAAGCTGCAATAGACAGCTTCAAAGGCTTCTTAGGTGGCTCGGTGCTATCTATGGTCATCGGTGTTTTTATCGTAGTCCCTTTCCTTCGTTCATGTGCCGACGAGCAAGAAGCAAACGAACTCAAAGCAAAACAGAACATGTATGTGCGTGTGCAAGTGGAAGGAGCTAACTAATGAATATGTTAGTTAACAAGCCAGAGTTGCTGTGCCCTTCTTTCCCTTACTTGGACCTATCTACAGACATCCAAGTTGAAGGTGAAACGGTTTATTTCGACCTAACTTACGGCTGCAATGTACTTAACTGCCAGATCAAAGCTGAAACGACATATGACACTCGTGAAGTAACTGATCAGTTTAGTGGCTGTGCTCGTGACCAAGATTATGAAGTGCTTGTAGTAGATACAAAAACTCATGCAATCGTTACTGATAAAGACGGCATTGAGTCACCTATTGGTTTGCGTTTCAAGCTTACAGACGCACAAGTACACAGCTTAAACGAGCAGCTTAAATACTACGCCGAAGAATTGGCAGATGAAGAAGCGGGAGTGGTGTGATGGAGTGGATTAGTGTTGAAGAAAGGCTTCCAGCATTCCAAGAAGAAACAAGTATTTTATGCCTACTTAAAGATCAGCAAAAAGGGTTTTGGTATCCACGCCCTTACGCTCTTTTGATCGAAGTTGGCTGGTGGATACCACAAAAAGAAATATTTGTTTGCGATGGCGTTGAAGATGCGAAACACATCATTTCTCACTGGATGCCACTACCAGAACCACCAAAGAATTAGGAGAAGATTATGAATGCGCCAGTTTTGGTACATAACATGTCGAATGCAGCGTATCACGCTCATTCGGCTGTTAGTAGCTCTCAGCTTAAAACCATTCTGCGTTCTCCTGCCCACTTCTTTGCTGAGCATATGAGTGATAAGGAACACAAGCAGACTCCTGCAATGGCACTTGGTACTGCGGTTCATGTTCTATTCCTTGAACCAGAAGTTTTTAACGATGAAGTTGCAATCGAACCAATCGTTAATAAGCGAACAAATGTAGGTAAAGAAGCAATAGCAAAGTTCTTACAGAACAATGCAAACAAGGCAATCATTACCGAAGAACAATATCAAGCAGCCGCGAAAGCTGCGGAAGCAATGAAACGCCACCCTATGTACAACATGATTTTATCGGGTGGTATTCGTGAAGCTTCGATCTTTTTTGATGATGAAGAAACAGGTCTTGAATGTCGTATTCGCCCTGATTGGCATGTAGCACCTGAAACAAGTGAATATTTCCCTAACGGGTTAATTGTAGACATCAAAAAGACAACTGACGCGCGTGCAAATGCATTTTCAAGAAGTTGTCAAAACTACGATTACTCACTTTCAGCGGCTATGTATATCAATGGATACAAGGCTTATTACGGTGATGAATACAACCCTTCTTTCCTATTTTTTGCAGTAGAAGAAGACGATCCGCATGAGTCAATCATCTATTACGCATCAGATGAAATGCTGTTTATTGGTGAGCAGAAACGCCGATCTGCAATGCTGACTCTACTTCAATGCAAAGAGTCAAATGAGTGGCAAGGCTACACAAAACAGATTCAACCAATTGATTTGCCTTTATGGGCTAAGAAAGAATTTCTAGGAGAATAACAATGAATATGCTTGCAACATTAAATCAAGGCATTGTTCCTCAAGCTGAAACAGCAGCAAACGTACTTGCAGCACAAGCAAAGGCTCAAGTTGAAGCACGTTATATGATGGCTATGCATCGCCCTAGAAATTGGGATGCTGTGCGTCAAGACCTTTTAAAGGAATGCCGTCGTCCATCATTTGCAGATAATACATCTACCTACTACAAAAAGCCTGTGGGCGGTGGCTCATCTGTGACTGGTTTAGGTATCCGCTTTGTAGAAGTAGCTATCCGCTGCATGACAAATATTCTTGTTGAAACAACAATGATATTTGAAGATGAACATAAGGAGATTCATCGCGTCTCAGTAACTGATCTTGAGTCAAATACAACATACCCACAAGACATCAAGATCAACAAGACTGTTGAGCGTAAATCTAGCGCAGGCCGTGAAGTTGTTAGTGAGCGTTTGAATAGTACTGGTCAAAAAGTATTTGTGGTTGTTGCCACTGAAGATGAAATGCTTAATAAGCGAAATGCGGCAATTTCAAAAGCTATTCGTAATGCTGGACTTCGTATTATTCCAGGTGATTTACAGGATGAAGCTGAGCATTTAATTCTACAAACACGTCAAAGCGGAATCAAAGAAGATCCTGAAAAATACCGAAAACAGATTGTTGACTCATTTAGCAATATTGGAGTTAAGGCGCAAAATCTTGTTGATTATATCGGATGCCCTCTTGATCAATGCTCCCCTGCTCAAATTGATGATCTTCGTGCTGTATTTGGTGCAATCAAAAATGGTGAAACCACATGGCAAACCGTTATGGCTGAGAAAAACGAGCAAGAATTGTCAGAAGGTAAAAAAGCTCCTTCAAATGACATCAATGCAGTAAATCAAGCAATACAGCAACAAGGATAAGGTGGCAGCATGACAGATTTGAATAAGGAAAGAGAGGCTTTTCTGAATACCTTCCAATATTACAAAGGAAGAAGAGACATTATTTTTAGTCATGAGCATGAACTGTTTATGACTAGATCAAACAATCCTTCTGAAATTGCTCAGAAAGAAATAAGCAACATGAATAGCCGTTGGGATGCTTGGCTTAGATGTGCAAAGCATCGTGATGCAGAGCTAGAAAAAGCCAAAGCTCAGGCGGTGCCAGAGGGTTATGTTCTTTTACCAAGAGTACCAACTGAAAAGATGTTCCAAGCATATGAACGATATTCAGTCGCGCCGATGTCGACGCTGAGTAAAACTGGATATAAGGCAATGGTTGAAGCAGCAGGTGATCAAAATGAAAACTCTTAAAATTACTTGGCTTGATGCTTGCTCTAATTGTGGTTTTGGCGACTATGCAGAAGTAACAACTGAACGTGGCATTGGGTGCTACTTGTGGGATGGGGACAAGGTTCAGTGTCCTAATTGCAATCACAAGGGTGAAATAGAATGTGATTCAGGGGTTGCCTTTGTCAATTGGGATGAAGTTGAAGAAGCAAGCGAATCGGGAGCTAAGGGATGAAATATCAAATACAACCAACACAAGTACCAGATGATTTAGATAGCTGCTGGTTCCACCCTGATATAGAGAAGCACGACACTATTGGAGAGCATGCTGAGTTTTATACAAAGGAACAATGGGCACAGCTTCAACTTAATCTTGGTGTAGAAATTCTTGTTGAGCGTTTGGAATATTTAGATATTCCAGAAATTCCTGAAGACGACTGTGCAGATTGGTCAAACTGGAAACCACAACCACCTATAAAAGATGCCTTTCTTATTGCAGGTTTTGATACAGAAGATGGGCCTTGTTTGTGGTGGGCAAAGCCTAAAGCGGAAAGTAAGGAGGGGTGAAATGTTACTGACTACTGATGAAGTTGAACTAATCAAAACATGTGATGAAAGCCCTGAACAATATATTGCAGTTTTTCAAGGTCAACAGATTGGATATCTCCGATTAAGACATGGCGAATTTAGAGTTGATTATCCTGATTGTGGTGATGAGACCATTTTGTATTCTCAAGAGCCACAAGGCGATGGGTGTTTTGAAGATGAAGAGCGTGAACATTTCTTAATGAAAGCTAGAGAAGCCATCGTTAAAAAGTTTAATGAGATGGAGGGGTGAAATGACAGCAATTGCGAATATAGGTAGTAACTTTGTTGTAGCGTTACCACCTTCAGATATTTGGCTAAATGATTCTCAAGCTGCTGAGTTCTTGGGATATCGAGATGTACACTTTAAGGCAGCAGTTTGCTGCCTGCCAACCTTCCCTAAACCGCGCTATGTTATTAAGTGCGGTCAAGGAAGACGATGGAACTTGGCAGAGCTATCAAACTGGTTGAATGATCAATCGGATGATGAGCCAAAGAAAGGAAGACCACGCAAACGGGGCTAATCTAGCCTCGTTGCAATTTCGCTTGCAGTAGCATTGTAATAGACCATCAAGCTTCTTAAGTCTTTATGCCCAATCATACGGGCCAAGTCTAAAACTTCTAATTTCCTTGCAAGGCGTGTACAAGCTTCATGGCGTGTGTCATGAAAATGCAAGTCAGTGATTTGACATCTATCTCTCAATTTACGCCAAAGCGTATCAAAGCTTTGGGAATTACAAGTAAAGACCTGCTTTTTATCAAGACCTTTTAATAAAGTAAGCAACTCAACTGCACGCTTAGATAGTGGTACATTTCGTTTAGTACCATTCTTTGTTTCATTTAAAACTAAATATCTATCTTTTAAATAAACACGATCCCAAGTCAAGCCAACAATCTCTCCAGCACGCATTGCAGTCTCAATTGCAAAAAGGAAAGCAATAATAATTTGCTGAGTAGAATTTACCGGGACATTGTTATCCCAATTTGCTGCAAGACATAATCTATCAATTTCATCCTGAGCAATTCGTCTATCCCGGTGCTTTGATGGAGGCGGCAAAGTCAAGTCGGCCATTGGAGACTCTTTAATCCACTTCCATTCTTTCCGGGCAACAGTAAATAAAGAAGCTAAAATATTTGCTTCACGTCTGACAGTAGCGCCCTGCACCTCTTTTAACCGGGAGTCACGCCACTGGACTAAATCGTCAGTGGTAACTTTTGACAACTGTTTTTGGCATAATTTCTTATACTCACGTTTAAAGAAAGCCATTCGCTTTACTTCATTCTCATGAGTTTTCTTCTTTATACTTACTTCATTAAGATAGCGTTCAATTGCTTCTAAAAAAGAGTGATCTGGTAATTTGCCATGCGATTGTTCGCGTAACTGAGTCTCGCGTTTAGATGCCCAAGCCCTAGCCTGAGCTTTTGTATCAAAGGTTGCACTTTCGCGAATTCCGTTTACACTTATCTCGGCTCGCCATGTATCGTTGCGTTGTCTAAATGAAGCCATAATTTTTGTGGCGTAATCTTGGCGTAATTGTGATAACCGAAATAATAGGAAAAAATAAGAAATAATAGAAGTACACATCAT